TGTTTTTCACCAATGCCTCTGGAGCGGAAGTGGGCTCCATCAGTACGACTGCCACAGCGACCGCGTACAGCACCTCCAGCGATATTCGCCTCAAAACCGCCATTACCCCCATCACCGGCGCCCTGGAGCGTATAACATCGCTCAATCCAATTCGCTTTTTATGGAAATCTACCGGTGAAGAAGGGCATGGATTTGCCGCGCATGAATTACAGCAAGTTGTTCCAGAAGCTGTTACAGGCGAACCTAATGCGCTCAATGAGGATGGCAGTATAAAGCCGCAGCAAGTTGATTTTAGCAAACTCGTACCGTGGCTTGTTGGCGCACTACAAGAATTATCTGCTAAGTATGACGCATTATTAACACGCTAGGCTAAATATGCAGCCTGAACGTACAAGAAATTGGTTAAGTATTGTGCTCCCAATATTACGTGAGGGCGGGCCTATAGTATCGCTAACATTATTACTTATAGGTACGATAACTGTATGGTGGCTTATCGGAGCGTTAAATCGCTCGCAAGAAATATCGCGTGTTTTCTACGAGAAATTAATTACATGTTTAGATAAACAGGTTGATTTAGCACGTAATTGCACTCAGAAGGATTAGTTATGCCACTTCCGCAGCGCGGGGTAAGTTACTCATTCAATATAAGTTTATTGGATTCAGCGAATCCAGGTAGAATTAAAAAAACACCAACAATTACTGCGGGCGATTTTAAGATAAGTAAAGATGCTGGTACGTTAGCTAATTTAGCTACGTTACCAAGCGAAGCACCTGCAGGTTCGGGATGTATAACAGTTACACTAAGCGCAATTGAAATGACTGCAGATAAAATACAAGTTGTGTGGAGTGATCCCGAGTTTGAATGGGGTGATGGCTACGTATTTTTTGATGCACCTGCGAACATGCTGTTCGCAAGCGATTATCAAAATTTAGGCACAACGCAAATGATCGAAGCATATGCCCCTGACGGGACCGCGCCGACTCGCGACCAAATGTTATTTATGATTTATTCTGCAGTGGCTCAATTCATAATTTCAGGTACGACAATAAATGCGAAGAGATTAGATGGTGCTACAGATGCAATGATATTTACTATGGACAGTAGCACAACGCCACTCCAACGAATAAGAACGAGCTAAGCTCGGATTTAAAATTTTAACACTGGAAGATACTTTACTTTTATGTTAGCGAATATTGTTACTAAACTTGGTGCACCACAGTACATCGTTACACATGGATTTGGCTTTATAGGTACTGCGGTAATAGTTAGCGCAAGTCCAATACGACTTAATTTTACTGTAACTGGTGTTGGTCAAGTCCAACAACCGAGCATTATTTATGCTTCGCCAATATACTTAGAACTTCATCTTACAGGTGTAGCACAAGTAAGTACACGGAATATTATCTATGTTGATCCGATTAGATTAAACTTTGAGTTAAATGGTGGAGCACTTGGACATAAAGTATTTTATTTAGACTTCGAGGTATATTTAGATTTCGAGCCGGAATTATTGGCAAATATTACTACGCAAATTTCTTGTAAAGTTTTACTTAGTTTTGAGCCAGAACTAATTGCTAGAGCAAATTTGGAATTAAGTTTGTCCACTATAGTGGACAAAGAAGAGGAGGTAGCAATTGCTCGAATTACGTGAGGAAGATGTAGGTGTAGTAATGCGATGGACTATCTATGACGATATAAACATCGCGGATATTAGTTTAGCTACAGTAAAGGAAGTTAAATTACTTAAACCCGATTTAACTTCTGTAACTAAGCCACTAAGTTTTCAGACTGATGGCAGCGATGGTCGAGTGTATTATGTAGTGGAAGCAGGAGTGCTTAATATTACCGGAATTTACATTTGGCAACTTTATTTAGAAATACCTCCGTACAAGGGACACTCAGATAAAGGCGAATTACTTGTAGAAAGTATTATTTAATTTAGTTGCGCGTAGCGCCAGTTGGTAAGGTGTAAACGTAGAAAGTTCAATCGTCGCCCCGGCACTTCGTGCAAGGTGCTCCTCCGGTATATCGGTGCTCGTAGGAATGGGAGGTTATCGCCTGCGGCTCATTGTATCGTATATCGGAGATGTGCCCCCGAATTAAAATTTTAACACTGGAAGGAAACTCGCGATGGCATTAGTTACAGTAAATCCAGAAGGTCAACTTATTCCTACCGCGCCACCACCCCAACCAACTCCCGATACTACGCCATATTTTTATGAGCAACGTTCATACCCAGATTGGTTGCTAACACCAGAAGGACGGATTAATCCATATTTGATTCAAATGATAGCTGGAATTGGTGCTGAAATGGATCCGCGTGGCGCAGGCGGAATATTGGGCCGGGCTACGATAAACTACAGTAATGCTCAAGCGGCTGAGCGCGCTTATAACGAACAAATGAAAAATTACAGTGCGCGTAACGAAGAGTTATTTAGAATACTACGAGGCTGGGGACCAATGGGTCCAAAAGGTGAAATGGGGCCAACTTCGGCACAAGTAAATCCAGATCGTAGCGTGACAATTAAAGGAAATTTGGCGAATGATCCAGATCAACCAATTAAACAAACTGATATGCAAGGAAGGCCAGTTAGCACTGGCGAACCTGATGTGATGCGAAATAGAATTATGCCACCAATGGAACCTGATATGCCTGCTGGAAGAACAATAACTAATGCAGATCCAGAGCGTGTAGCGCAGTTTCGCGGACAAACTCGAGGTGTACAACCTACACCACAAATGTACGTACCAACTCAGCCTACACCACCCGTACCAATTCCACTACCTGTACCTGGAATAGAGCCAGCACCTTTACCACCGCGGCCTAATAATCAAAGATATTATGGTACTGAGGGACCTACTACTGAAGTTAGTCCAACTGGCGCGCCTATTCGACGTATAGCTATGCAGACTGAATCGCTACAGGCGCCTACAGATGTTCCGCAAATGTTAGAGCCCGAAGTTGTAACTGCACAGCGCGAACTTTTCCCTGGCGGTGATGCACCATTAGGCCCAAGCCAATCACCAATACCCTCACGCATACCAATGCAACAAGCTATAACTGCATTATCTAACCCACCACAACGCCAAGTACCTCAACGTGCAGAGCGTCCAGTAGAACAGCCGGTAATTAGTGGTGGAGGTGGAATGGTGTTACCGCCAAACGCGCAAGCTTTGTTGCCAACACCGCGCAGACGCTCGCAAACTATTCCAGATTTACGAGACGTAATCCCTTTTTAGCTGGCCCGGGTGCAGGAAGCGTATCTGTAGCCGGGCTTACACCAGAACAAATTAACCAAGTTGCTTCGCGTGATATAGCGTTAGAACAATTACGCCAGAGGAGCGTGGGTAGTTTGTTTGATGCTGGCGTTAATATGGCACAGATTAATAGGCTCGAAGATGCGGGATTGCTTGACGAGCAGCAGGCCGAGAGGTTACGCCAGCTTATGCCTGGTGCTGCTGAAGCACAACAAGCTGAAACTGATCTGCGTAATGCTCAAGCGGCTGAATCTCGGCAAAGAGTTGAACTGGCTAAAATGTTGGGCACCTTGCCTAAAGAGAAACTAGTGGAGGAGATAAATAAATTACGCCAAGATATTGAGCAAGGTAAAGCCACTATTGAACTAGAAGACGATCAAGGGCGTAAATTCAAAGTACCTTCGACGCAGTATCTCGAAGCGCTAATTCGTTCTCTGGGGTCGCGTGGTGAGAGTGGTGGATTAACCGAATTCCAGCGCAATCAAATACAGCGACAAGAGCGTGAAGATATACAGCGCGATGAAGATCAGGCGGCTAAAGCGGAGGGTATAATACAAAATCCTAAAGAGGGGGAAGATGTAACATCACAGGCAAATATATTTAACACTCGCTCAAGGGCGGATTACGCGTACTTACCAAAAGTGGGTGGGCGTAGCGTATTTAATCCAAATGCGTATAATCCATTTGCTGGACGCGCACCTGGTACTGCTGTAAAAATTCCGTTGCCTAAACTAAAGAAGCCCGGTACTGACGCGATAGAGCAGTTAACCGCACGCGAACTAATGATTATGTTTAATAATAGGCAATTGCGTGGCGGGAGAAGTTTTCAGGAGTTTTTACTCCATGTTTGGGAAGATATGGCCAAGCAACCAGCGCCGAAGGAATTACGCGATTAGCCTGCATTGATAAAATTTTAATTGCGAGGACTTTATGTGCTTGCACGGCACCCCGCCCACGGTGTTCACCTTTGGTGAACAGGTTCCAGTGATAAAATTTTAATTCGCTGATTTTATTCCAGCGTGTAGCACTTAGGGGCTCGTAATTTGCGATGCTTTACAAGCGAGGAAGCGTTAGCGCAAGCACAGTTACGATTGCCAGCTGGGGCGACGATCGAAGGAGGCGCCTTGCTGGCAATATAACTGTGCGACTCGCTTGTCAAGCAGCAAAGCAAATTACGGGGGACCCCTTGGTGCGAAACATTAAAAATGTAAGGTGCTAATATGGCAACTGTATTTCCAAGTTTAGAAAGTGTAATATTTGAACGAATGAATAGAAAGACCACCCAACCACCAAGCGTATTTGATGATGAAGAAGCGCAACTTGTAGAGCGAGCTTTATATAATTTAGAGTTAAATAAAGATATCCAGCTTCCTCAAGCGCCTAAAACTTCGTTTACTGTTCCCCAAGCTATACGTGATATACCAGCCGCAGCTGGTCAAGCAATAAGTACTGTTTTACCTTCACGCGCGCAACCACTGGGTGCGCTGAGGTTTAATCCGTATGCTGAAGTTGGTGCGCAGGCATTAACTGGTGGTGCTGCATATGTAGCTGGTAGTGTGGGTAGCGCACTAAGTTATTTAAAACGCTTGTATGATGAAGGCGCACTATCTTTACCCGATACACCCGATATTGCTCCGTTTGAAAATATTACGCAACAATATACGTACCAACCGCGTACTAGATTAGGCCAAATTGGATCGGATATAGCACTCGCACCAATTGCGTTAGTTCAAGGCGCGGCAACTGCTGCATCTAAGAAAGCAATTGATCTTGGCTTTTCGCCTGAAATTGCTGGTGCAGTTGGTGCTGGTGTTGAAATTGCTGCGATGATTCTTACTGATCGTGCGTTCGGTCGTGTACATAGAGCTAACAGGCGCGCTGCGATTGATTTAATGCAAGCTATGGAGTTAGGTGATAATGTAAGAATACAAGCTAATACTAACGAACTTCTTTCTAAAATTAGTCAAGAAGAATTAACTGCAGCTAGGAACCGTTTACTTGGTACATTACGAACTCGGGAACAAAATTTAATCACTGGAAATATTCGAGCAGATGCTTTAATGGCGGCGCGTGGAATAATTGATCCGCTTTTAGATGAACTTCAGGGTGGCGAGTTGCGTGGAATGCAATTAACACAAAATTTACGCCAACTTAAAGGTGCAATTTATAACGCTACATCGCCTGGTACTACAGCGGAGAGATTAGCCGAGCTTGGTTATGGTGAAACAACTATTAATTACCTTACCCCGCGACTCCGTGATATATCAGTAACACGACGCAACGTACCAGACCAGCCTAGGCGTGCTGTACCAACTGTACCTACTGAACCTGAAGTTTTACCGCCAATTGAATCTGCGGTACCGCGTGCTCGTCCACCTGGAATGTTCTCTAATTATATTTTAGATGCGTTTGATGTTATGATGGATCCGAATCAACCGCCAAGCGCACAGATGAACGCGGCGCGGCGGATAATGCGTGAAGCTAATGTAACTAGTCCAGGAAATTTAGAAGCGGGCCTGCGTGGACTTGGCTTACCCGATGATATTATACGTGATTTTGGTCCAATGTTTAATACAGTATTAAATGCGGCTTTAGACTTGCCTGATATTCAACCAATACAAACTGTTACTGGTCGTACTCCTGTGCGCGGTATGACGGTTGAAGATTTTACTCCGGTAGCTAATCAATTAAATCCTCAGCAATTAGCTGAGCGGATTTATGACCAACGTTACTCTGCACAAGCACGCCTTGGTGCTATGCGTGAGTTGCAGTTGCGTGCTCAAGAGGCGGGTGGATTAGATAAACTTGGATTAGATGAGGCAATTGTTGCTCGACTTGAACCGCGCATGCGGAATATATTACCCAGCGAACGTCCGCCTGAACCACCACCGGAACCTTTACCAGTTGAACCTACACCAACACCTACGCCTACTCCAACTGCGCCAACTGGAGCTGCGGCACCTTTAGCTGGTGAGCGCATACCAACCAGAGTGCGTACTCCTGAGCAAGTAGTTAGCGACGCGCTTGATGTTTTACTTAGCAATGATAGTACGTTACAAACTCGTGGTGCTGCATTGAGCGATTTAAAACGCGAAGCTCTTCGAGCTGTCCCTGGTAATGTCGAGGCGGGATTGCGTAAGTTAGGCGTGGAAGAACAATACATAGCTGATTTTTTACCTGCTATGCGTCAAACTGTTGTTGGTAGACCACGGCAAGCTGCACCAACTATACCGCGTACTATAGTTGAAGAACCTCCTTCCAGGCCCGTGGCTCCGAGTGAACCTGTGTTACCTACACGTCAAGGTGATTTTGCTACACGCGCACGTGATATACTAGACGCATTATTTAGAAATCCCAATAGTGAAACAGCGCTGGCAGAGGCGCGCAGATTCTTAGATGATACTGCCGCTTCAACTGATCTTGCTGTAAAGACACTTCGTGCGCGGATACAAAAGACAGGTTTAGTTGGCCCGGAACTTATAGCGAATAAAATTACTCCTGAACAGCAAGGTGTACTCGATGAAGCAAATAGAATATTGAATGATCCTAATGCGCCGCTACGTGAACGTAATGATGCGCGCAGTATGATACAAGGTATTGCGGAAAGGTTGAGCGTTAAACCAGAAACTCTACGTTCGGAAATTAGTGCTCCTGCAACTGAAGCAGTTGTAACTCCTACGCGATTCCAAGAATATCAGCGAAATGCTACGGCTATTAATGGCGTACCTCAACCAGATTTAGTTATAGCGCGCTTTTTACGCCAAAAGGGAATCGAGTTAACTGAACAACAATTTAATGCTATGAGTGCGGAGTCTAGTAAGATACCGCAAACTCCGGAAGCTCTAGCAAGCTATGCTCAGAACTATCTGCGTAATCATTCAACCGGGTTGACTGAAGCAACGGCAAAATTAAATGACGGTAACTTGAGCCAACCCAAGGATTTAACTCAACAGCAACGTGCAGAATATGTTGCTTCAGGCGAGCACGAAACTATCCCATACACTTATGAGCAAATCAAACAGAATTTAGAGAATCGTGTAGATATTAGCGCGGAGTTGCCGCCTAAACTTGGTGAACTTTACCGCCGAGCTTTAAAGTATCACACTGACCAGATTGAAACACCGAATCGACGCACGTATAACCAAATACTTCGGTCGATTAAAAATTTAGTCCCCACGCCTGATGAAACTACTCTCGGTGCATTTTATCCTGGTGGTATTGGTCCAGAGCAGCGTATGGCATTTAATGAATTGAAGAATGATGCGATTCGATTTGGTAAAGATATAATGCAAATAATTAGGCGCGACCCAAGATTAAATGAAATCCAAAAAGCCATCTATGAGGAGTACAATAGATCATCGCAATCACCTCCGCCTAAGCCTTACATGAGCCTAAATAATATGGGCTTCGATAGTGAGGCTTCGCTACGCGGAGACTTTGTTATAAAGCGTACGAAAGGCGAAGTTGATGGTACGCACAGACCAGAGATTTATTTTAACGATTGGTTTGCGGTAGCTTCGGTAGATGATTTAACTCCGCGAGCACAGCTAACTAATTTTCAGAAGGTGACTCGGCCTGAAAGTTTCCAGACTTTAGCACGTAAGCTACTTGCCGCTGGTCAGGGTGATATTGTACATGCGTATAGAGGAGTGGAGCAAAATTTAATTAAGGATCGCGCAGATTATATGAAGGCAATTAAGCGTATCCGACGCCAATTCTCTGAGGAACAACAGCGCGCAATTGGGGCGGATATGTTCTTGAATGAAGGTTCGATTGATCTTTTAATTGAATCGAATGTAGAACCTCGACCAATTACAGCAAAGGAATTAACTGTTGAAGCATTTGTTCGGGGTATATTCGACGATTTGTTTGGACGTGCACAGGAAGTGAGATCTAATACCGGTCGAGGTCCGATGGACTATGTAACACACTATATTACTCATATGCGTGCGACTAATTTAGATGAAGCATTTGGTATAAAAACTAGCATTGTTGAGGACACTGCAGCTTTGCAGAACCAACGCTTCGCAAATTTAAAGAACACCCCATTTCCAATGGAGCGTACTAGGCGAGGTGGTGTATTTCCAGCTGAGATGAACGTGTTTGATATACTAGAGAATTATGTAGATTATGCGCTGCGACAAATACACTTGGGTCCATTCGTAGCTAAAGTGCACGAATTAATCGACACGCCTATTATTGATCCAACTACGGGTAATACTTGGCGTATGTCGGTGGAGAAGCCTGAACTGTACAAGGTGATAAGTGAGTGGAATAATCACATCGCAGGTAAGCCTGAACAATCTATTCCATCACCCTGGAACAGTATACTATTCTCAATTGGTCGAAGTTTAGGTAATTCGCAAATAGCAGGTAATATATCTTCCATAGCTATTCAGCCATTGGGCCTGCTAAACACAGGGCAGCTGTATGGTTATGGTAGAACAATCCAAGCTACATTGGGATATATGGCCGATTTAGCTACGCCGGGTCATCCTAAGATGAAATTTAGGCGGGAACATTCTAAAAGTTTGGACGTGCGTAATCCGGATATATACTTTGATGAAGCTGGCGCGGGAGTATTAGAAAATTTACTCCAGCAGAATAGATTGACTCGACGCGCAGGAGAGGCCGCACAGCGAGCTAGCACATACCTTGGTGATGTAGGTACACGGGGGCTTAGATTTACTGACCAAATTGCTGCAGATATTAGTTGGGATGTTGGATATGATTTCGCGCTGAAGGCGGGTAAAACTGGCGAAGCTGCATTTAATATAGCGGACGATGCAGTTACGCTAACTCAAGGCAGTGCACTTCGCGGTGAGCGTGCTCCAATTCAACGTAAGCAGTGGGGTCGTGCACTAACGCAGTTTCAAACATTTGCGATTAATAATTATGATATGATAACCAGTCAAGTGTTGGGTATAGCTAACAAAAATATGACCAATAAACAGGTGGTGGGTAATGTGCTAAAGTTTCTTGGTGCTGGAACTATACTCAACTTCCTAATGGAAGATATGGGCGAGGGTACATCACCTCTGCCAAATCCGCCTTTAGCATTTACACGGACATTATTGCGTGGACCTGAGCCGAATCAGAGCGAGTTAAGTTATCTCGTTGAGCTTGGGCTTGGTAGTACGTTGGGTGAGGCGGCTAAGATTATTCCATTTGCTAGTTCGCTGAAAGTTCGAGGCGGGCAGCTCGGAGGACCAACAGCGGGATTTATTTCGAGTATGGGCCGAGCATTAATTGGTGAAGAAGGTACAAGTTTACCTAGAACAGTTCTGCGCAGTTTAGTGCCTGGTGGACTGCAAATAGATAAGATGTTCTTCGCGCCAGAGAAGAAGAACACACAATCGTTTAAATCTAATCGGGATGATCGACCGAGTTTAGGTGGGGTAAGGTAAGTGGAGGGAAGTTGTTAGCTTCCCTCCGATTTAAAATTTTAACACTGGAACCTAATCCGCTAATCTAATCTCCCCTGTATTCTGAAACCAATTTAAGCAACCAGTTTTCTCAAGTGACACCAATATATCATCGAATTCATGTGGCATAACATCATCCAAAAATAATCCCAACAACTCGCCGTACTTTATCGAACCAGCGCGCGAAACTACTTCAATTACTCTAGCAATTACAGTTGCATACGAGTTTTGTCCAACGCCGCGTAGTGCTTTAGGCATATGTACCTCGGCATGTTCGAGCGTTTTAATTGCCAATGCCAAATCTATATCATCAATAATCATACTAGCTTCGCGCGATACGTGCATAATAATAGACAATTTTAACACCATCTCTGGCCGACGTTCGAAATAACCAGCAAATTTATCATCTTGGAATGGTGGATTATCTTCCACACTTGTATACCATTTATCCCAAAGTTCATCATATGCTGGTGTAGTAGCGAATGGTCCAGTAAGTAAATGAATCTCCTCAAGTCGCGTCAATAATTCTGCTCGAAGTTCACGTTCCAATTCAGTGGTACGAGGATTTGGTACAATTTTACCTTTTCGATTCGCGTAGATAAATATTATTCGAGAGCTTAACCCACCCCCAATTGCATCCGGAGGTATGGTTTTCTGTATTAATGCGGGTGTAGTTGCGCCAATCATATTTACCCACACGTTTACGATTGAATCACTCGTATCACGCTGTTTCGTTTCATAGTTCCAAATATCGCGGCAATCATACCAATCAGTTAAATCCGAGAACATTTGTGTGGAGCCATTACCGAGGAATACCGCGAGTTCAGGTGAATAAATTGTTAGACTAGAGTGTGGAGTTTCAAGACCATCTTCATTCCGATAAAACAGTCTAGCATTATTCAAAGATCGAATCAACGCTTCACGCGTAGTTGCCTCGGCAGAGAGAACGACTTGCATAGCGGGTTCAGTTAACAATTTAAATCCCACTTTCATACTCGTTCCTTTGCGCGCTTTGCCAGGTGGCGCGACTAACACGATATAGAGATTTGGATAAATTACCAAATCATCGCTGCGAGGCAAGTATACCTTTCGTTGTAGCACACTGGCCAAACATGAAATGCCAACCCACCGTCTAAATATTTCTGGCGGTTCAGTGTTGTCGGTTAGGCGTAAATAATCTGTTAGCCAGTCCATGTTTTCTCCTTAAGTAAGTTTCATGTGTGTCTCCTTTAGCGCATACGCCAGTGCATCTATATTCGTATTAATCAAGCTAACTTTCTTCGAATAATTTGAACGTTTATTCAAATTTTTACCCACAACCAAATCAACTGGAGTATTTATTGTTTGGCTATGCCAAACAAGAGGTGTTTCTAGCGAAGCCTTTATATCTAGAATTACTTTAGCATGATCGATTATTGGCGTCGATAGGGGCATTTGAAATGCAATTGAATCATGTACTTGAGTCAACAATTCTACCGTTCGGAAGTGCGGGGCCTCGTTGTAATACGTGAAGGCAATGCCGCGCGAATCAATTACATCCGCACATGTCGATTGTGGAATACTAGAATACGCGTTGTGTAACATTTTATCTCCCCAAGGCATAAGAAACATTATTTGCCGACCCAATAAATTTCGAGTTGTTCGATTTGATTTAAGCGAATCTTGTACGTGTTTCCAATAGCCGTGTTCTAAGCGTGGGTAGGCTTTATGGTAGGCAGAGTGCAACCATTTTGCCTCGTTACCAGGTATTTCATACAGCTGACTCATTCTACGCCATCCCATTCCATAATTAAACGCATGATTACATCGCTTAGCCCAATCGCGTTCACTTCCATCGCCGTTGCCGATGGAACAAGAGTTTGGTTCATCGCTAATTAACTCGTAGGGCTTATTAAATATCAAGCTCCCGGTCATTCTATGCGAATCTAAACCCTCCTCAAATACGCGTACCATTTCAGGAATTTGACCAACGTACGCAACAATACGATTTTCATATTGGGATAAATCCATGGAATAAATAATGTACCCATCATCAGCAATTAAGTATTCCGCCATTTCAGGCGCAACATTTTGTAGATTTAAACCTGTGCCAAATATATTTTTAGAACTACTTGCTCGGCCATACTTGGTGCCAACGGGATTATACGAGCAGCGTATTCTACCATCCGCGTCCACGTTTTCTAAATTTAAATATGTGCCGAGCTGTTTATGTAGTTTACGATATTGGAGTAATATATCGCATTCTTCTACACAATGTCCACTACGTTTTATATGATGGAGTGCCCGAATATTTGTCGTTAGTTTTTGTTCCTCCATATACGGAGGGACAGCACACTTAACATAGAAATAATCCATTAATTGTTTTGGCGAGTTAATATTAATATCCGCACCAACGTGGGATTTAAATTTTTCTTCTAACATTTCTAGCTGTTGTTTATTGGTGTCTCGTGCGAGGCTCATACCCTGTAAATCAACTTTAATTCCATGTTCCATCATATAGGTGAATGGCTCAATAACATTTCTCTTGGAGAAATATGCGCCAATATTTCCCCTGTCATGTAATTCTAAAAATTGGCGTGGGAATGCACTTGCACAACTAAACGAATCGTAGCAGTTATATTCCCAACCACGCTGATATTCACCTGTACCTTCCAACCAAATTTTACCCTCAGCCTTGTAATATGGAATGTCAGTCCACATCGCGGTAATAAAGTTTAACCCGACGCGAAATTCAGGGTACAATATTTTCTGTGCTATCATCGTGTCATCTAAATTAGAAGTACGGATGCCGTACTTCTTCAAAAGGAAATGCGAATCAAATATAATATTTTGTCCACCTTTCTTAATTTCAGGATTACCTAGTAAATCAGCTATGTGTTTCATTATTATCATTTCTTGCTCGCTGTCCCAATAATCTCCTTTCGAATCGACAAATGGTATACACATACACTCGCCATCACTTAAAGTAAAACTTATGCAGGATAACTCTTGTGTTTTAGGTGTAAGTTCAATATCAAACCATATAGTGATACCGCCATAGCCAGCAACCTTACATCGTTGTAAGTAAAGTAATACATCATGGTAATCAGGCTTAGTATGTAGCTTACGTGGAGTGTTGAGTATTTCTGGATAATAACTTTCGCGCAGAGCTTTCTTTAAATCAAGTATAATTAAATACTTATTTAAATAGTTCTCTGGTTCGGCGTATAATTTCTCTTGTGTATAAGTAGCAGGGTGGAATGTAGGAATAACTTTTCTACCGGGTAGAAGTGTGGATTCTAATATGCTACCACGCCAGTTGGTTATACCAACGCGATTAGTTAGCGCATATAGTGCCACATTCCCACATGGAATTATTACATTGGCTGAGGTCTGCGCCAATTCTTGGCGCAATTTATTTATATATTCGTATCCCGCAGCACTTATTTCAACTTTCTCTTTTTTACCTCCGATTAAAGTGGGGAAATAATATTTAAGTGGATGATCGAAATCTTTTACCACATTAGTTAAGTAACACTTACTGCGTAATATATCCGCTGCATGTAAGCACTCATTTAAATTTTCTCCTGCTGGACCAACAAATGGCTGACCACGCAGCACTTCTTGTTTACCAGGCTGCTCACCAATAATAACGAATTGTGCATCCAGGCGTCCGCTCGGCGGTACAAATGTACTAGGCATAGCAGTTAGTCCTTCCGTATTAGTCTATGATATAAAGTTAATAAATCTTCTTCCCTACTAATATCTAAAGTTCGTATCAGTAACATCAATAACTGCCGTACTGTCAGTTCCAAACGGATTATTCTAGCTTCTATATTTTCCAATTTAACCTCCTTATAATAGTGACATAATATATATCATTATTGCCCAAAAAATAAAGCCCAAAACATAATCCCATAAATTATTTAACATTTTATTCTCCATCGTTTAAATTTTAATTCGCTCTGTATCTCCGCGGATACGAACCATTTACTACGATTTGGCGAATTTTATTTCGTACTTGCTGTACTACTTCGCGTCGCCGAGCTATTGTTTCAAGCGCATCACTAAATGTTGGATCTTCTTCAAGCGTCTCCTCTAATAACATAAGCGAAGCATCATGCCATTCAATTGCCTGGACTAACTCCGCTAATTCTAACGTGGTAAATGTCAGTCCAACATAACCCCGTCGCTCCATAACTATTCTCCGCGATTTATGCTTCGCTCTGAATCGAAACCATCTGGATAACGCTTTTCTAATTTCTCTATATTTCTGTAGGCGATAACCTGTAGGTTGAAACTAAGCGCGGAACACATCTCAGATAAATACCAAAGTATATCACCTAACTCATCTTCAATATCTGCGCGACTAGTTGGGTGTTGATGATAAAACATTTTTTTAATTCTGTCATTTAATTCGCCAACTTCTCCGCTTAATCCTAGTGCAGCCATAAGCACGTTTTCTCGCAGGGATTCTCCCACTTTAAATTTGCTTGTACGCCGAGCCAACACTTGGTAATCGCCAAAGTTCATCATTCGCCTAACTCCATTTGTGCGTAGTTTTGCATAACCCGCTTAAAGTATCCTGCAAAGAACACTTGAGACAAATCAAATCCGCGTGCACTCATGCCGTAATCATACGCCGCAAGTATTGTGTTACCACTTCCGGCGAACGGGACTAAAACTCTGTGCCCACCAAAGCAGAATGTTTGTAGAATATCTTTCATTAATGACATGGGTTTCTCTGTTGGATGAATACGCTGCTGTGGATTAACTGGTGGATGGTCGAATACATCGCTACGTCCTTTGTTATGTAACATTGCACCACCCTTCCGAGCATAAATAAATCGCTCGTGGGCATGTCCTAAAATTGTATCAACGTGATTACTGTAGCCTGGATTACCCCCTTTCTTCCATATTCCACCATTATGTGGAACTTTATATCCACGTTTAACCAGGAGTTCGCGTATTAATTCACCCCACGAAACTGAGTGCCATATAATTATCCAACTATCCTTCGCCCCTAGCCGCCAACATTCATGCACCAATTGCTCCAGAAACTCTGGATAATCCTCTTTTATTGGCTCAACATAATTTTTCATGTCCATTATTTCGTCTGGATCATAGAAGCGATTCTTTGCTAAGTTAATTCCGTACGGCGGGTCCACTTCGAGAAAATTAAAACTTTCATCGGGAAATTTATTATCAAAGAAATTGCCTCGTATATACGAATCAAGAATCATCTTGACTTTAGCCGGCATAGTCTGTGGTATAGGCTCGGCCTGAGTTTGTGCTTTAACCATTTGCGCGGCAACACGAATCTTCTTATCCGCTTCGAAAGCGTTCTTGGAATTTTGTATGCCAAGTTGCGGCATCGCCTCCATAATTTCAGCGCGCCGAATGGAGTTGGATACAGTTGCTTTACTAACACCTAATAGTTTTGCGGTATCTGCTTGCGAATGGCCTGGGTCGTCTACACTACGCGCAATTTTCTCGCCTTTCATTTCGACTAAACTTAAATGTAACAGCCTACGCATACTATCTGTTTCTTGCCAGGTAAAATCTTTTCGCATTGTATTTTCGTAATACTCTATTGCACGAAGTTCCTCGGTGGATTTTTTGGTACAAAATATTCGACACGAAATTTCTTCAAGTTCGAGTATTTCACGGCATACCGCGACTCGACGACCTCCAGCCAATACTGTATATGGAGGTAATCCCGACTCTGAGTATACACTTATTGGATGGATCAATCCATACTTAGCTATATTCAATGCTAAATCGATTAACTCTTTGTGGTCACCGTACTCCTCCCTATAACGTAATTCATATTGACAAATTAAATCCTCGAATGGTACAATTTCTAATCTCCCCATATCAACTTTGGGTAATGGACCCATTAGCTGTAACGCATTATGTGCCGCCAATAAATTACGTTTTAAGTCGGTGTGGTGGCCGAAGTCCATATTCTAATCTCCTAGCGTCGATTAGACGCAATTAAAATTTTAACACTGGAACAGGTTATGCATAGTTCAATCGTAGCGCGCGGCGCGGAAGCGCCTAAGCACGCAACTTATCCAACAACTCTTGTATCTGCTCACGGGTTAAACCACGCAATACAGAATTAGCAGACTTTTTCTGCACTTTACGTGCAGAAGGTTCCTTTACTTTTATTTCGCGTGGTAAACTGATTCGTCGTCTCCGCCTTACCTCTAAAATTAACTTCAGGGCAGATTCGTCATTCAATTCCCCAAAGTTCGGAATGGGTAGGTCGTAGATGTTCATGCTTTATCCTTTTAGGATACGCTTAGCAGTTCTATAGTCCGCTTCTTACGGTACTGCTCAAGCAAGGAAAATTGCCTTGATAGAATTGCTAAGATAACATCATGTCCGTAGCGCTCTAGTAAATTGATTAGGTCTTCAATTATAACCCCGAACACTTGCTTCTGCATACCATATGGAATATGCTCCTTTAGTATATTGTATTGATGCTCCGAAACTTCTACAGTTATTCTAGGTTTCCATGCTTTTGTCATTTTATTCTCCAAAACTTATCGTAACCTCGAACTCCGCAGAGTTCGAAGCTACGACAAGCTTAACTATAAATTACCGTGGTCGGCGAAACTCCTTAATGGTGTTACGCTTACCATACTTAGCATCATCACGTACACCCAATATAACTGTGCCCTCAGCTCCTGGCCAGTCATCCACAGGATTAAATGGCCTGGATATATCCAAATCAAAGCAGGTGGTATAATCGCGCAAACGCGTTTTTGTTTTATTACGCTGCTTTGCTGTTTGTGCCGAGGCGTGTGGCATATAAATAAAATCTGCCACCTCTTCAGCGTAATCTTCACCCATAATTTCATGGGTGCAGACATAGTAAATTTGACCATCATCACGCTCTTGGCGCGACACTTGTAAAACCTTTAGCTTTGCCTCAGTGTTATCTGGCATTACATAGGTTTCGTGGATGTCGTCCATTTCGAGTTCGGTTGGATCAATCATCGGCATTTTAGAACTCCGTTCTAAAGTAGTTGGTGTTGTACCATTTAGTTTATCACCACGAAAATTTTCTTCATCCGTCATTCGAGGCTTACGCGGCATTCGAATTACCTCCAAGTTTCGGTTTATCTTCCCAATCCAAGCCAACTTTAGCCAACAGTTTCTTTATATCCGGCACCTCCTTCATTTCAAATTTGTCTCTACCAATGCGAGTTTTAGCGAGGTATAAATCCCACTTCTGAGTTAGAATAGAATATCTAACTTTTTGTCCAACTACCTCAGCTAAACTCACCCAAATTTCATCGAACATAAGCGGAATGATAATACTCCCTTGGCCTGTAGATAGATAGCGATAGCCAGTTAAAACTGGTGTATCTTCACCATCTATTGTTCGGTTCTCATTAACTGGTCGTAAATGTCCGGTAACAATTACATCGCATGGTAGATTCATAATTTGGCGCATTGCTTTATGAATCTCTACCTTTTGTGGAATGTAATCTCTATTCCACAGCGGTGCGGTGCCAGGTCTCTTCGCAGCAAGCAGTACATAATTCATTACTGCCTCGCTCCACATAGTGGATGAATCAAGAAAGTACGTCCCGATTTTATCAAAGTAATGTCGAGAGTTTCTAAACTCGAACATATCTTTCCATCTTTTAAATTTAGATGGCTTCTCGGGATCTTCATTCTCGTATTCCGAATCAATAATAATATCTCCTTTCTCCTCCAAGTCAAGTAGATTTTTTGTCCCCCCTGGATCAAACGAATCAATATGGACAGGTCTGCGCGCAGTTCGCGCTAAATGCGTTTTACCCGTACCCGATTCGCCAGTCAAAAGAATATTGATTTTCTTTTGGCGTACATTCGAACGGTACTCTTTACGTAATCGTTCTGCTTCATCCTCACTGAATTCACTCACCCGTTTCTCCCTTCGTTAGATCAAATGCTTCACGGATTTTGTCGTCCTTTCTTGGGTCCCAATATTCGACGTGCATAGACATTGGTGGCTCCTCATCTGCGTTACGAAGTGGATTGTTCCAAGCCGAGCAAACAGTTAAATATGGGCACGGCCGATTGTAATTATAACAACTCAACGTATTCTTGGGGAAACTCAGCATCAATTCTTCTTCGGTGTCATCCTCAGTAATACAATCCTCTAAATTAGTCAACAGCGAAATATACCAACTCCTTAGCGAATTCAAGTCTCCTTCTATTTTATGCTCATCTATTGCTGGAAATGCTTCAGCGAACTCCGCGGGCTTGCTCTTATAAAAGAACGCACCGCGAATACGCATTTCCTGTGGTTTATTGCCATATAGACAGCGCAGTACGTGCGCGTAAAACTGCATTTGTGGAGCAGCATCCCACGATTCGGTCCAATTAAAAAACTTGTACTTCGATGTTTTATGATCTAAGCAAACGTACATCCCAGACTGCTCATCTAATAACAAAGCGTCTAACTTAAAATACATGGGCATGTCTGGTCCAATTAATGCTGCTCCACCAACTTCAGTGTGCAACACACTAAAATTTTGTCTATCACTTTGCGAGAAACGCGCAAAGTAAGATTCTAATGCCTTTACGGCATTAGATGGGGATTTTGGATAGAATAACTCATCCGTATGTTCCTCAAATACTTGACGATATGAGTAGAGGAATAGCATTTGCGCTTCACGTAGTGATTTATCTGTATAACCACTACGCAGCAAATGTTCCGCCGCGAGATGCCACGAACTACCGAATACTAAATCGTTACTAGGCGCGCTAGGTGTCCAGCCCAATATATGTCGAAAGAAAAACTTACGTGGGCATGTCATAAATGTAGTTAATTTACTCGAATCAATAATACGCCACGATTCGTGCTCTTGAATAATGTCAAGTAACTTCATTTCAAACCTCCGATTTAAAATTTTATCACTGGAAACGTACCAACATTCGCTTGTTTGCATTATACAGTGCTGTAAATATTATTTGTACTCGGCGTAGTGTCGTATCCCCTTCTAATAGTTTAATCAATTCGCTTAATTCTCTCCGTGATACAACCAACACACTTCGATCTAATGTCTCCATACATAATCCACAAACGTAATCAGCACGATCACCCGCTCTAATTTCTGCATCACACAACGTACAACGCGATTCCAGATTTATCATGTTAATGTATCTCCGACGACGCAGGGAGTTCGAATAGAGTTAATTGATGCGGATCATCTAATACAAAATGAACCAACGCACACTTAACACACACTACATAAATTATATTTCCCGAAGCTATTTCTTCTTCACATGCGCTACAATGTAGCGGTTCAGCCCAGATAGGTTGATCCATATAAACTCCAATAGGGTAGCGGAATAAACACGCTACCCTTTAGAAAGTTAATTAGTCAAAGTTTAGCCGAGGACCACGCTTACGCTGTTGGGCGCGATTAACATTGGTTGGTGGAGATTCAGTAGGTGCAGGTTGATCCGCATCTTCGTCGTCATCATCACCACCATTTTCATCATCGTCATCATCACCATTTTCAACAGATGGAGCTTCCTCACCTCTAAGATATGCTTCGAACATAGCAATCATATTTGCCTTTTGTGCAGGCGCCATATTGCTAAATTCTTCACGCAACGAGTCCATATCGGCAATATATTTTACACGACCACGACGCGAACCTTCTTCCGGTTTAAATGCGCTCACCGCAGCTTGTACTTCATCAAGTTTACCCGCTTCAAGTAACGGTCGACCTGCCGCTTGCGCACCAACGCGGACAGATTTATTAATAAGATTTAAGCAAAGATTCTCGCCATACCACTCCTTTGCTTCATCCAAAGAATCCGCAAATGTGTACTGGACAATAGTTTCTTTCCCTGTTGCGCCAGCCTTACCACGAGTTTTAATTTTTACATCCACAGTCTTAGACATTTTAATTGCTCCGCAATTAAAGGTTAAATAAAATAGAAATTAGGCACATCCGAGCTGTGCTATAATCACCTCCAGAGTTAAATTGTTTATCTAATTTATACTTAAGATTGTAACACACTCACAACCCTGTGTCAAGAAAAAAATATTTAACCAGGGGTTAAATGTATTTAATAAATGATTTTTAATTTTAGTGTTTCACACCAAGGGGACCCCCATAAATTACTTGAGCTTCGCTCAGCACCTGACAACGCGAATTGCTGCGGAACAGAGCTGTGAGGAGCTAAAGCTCCTCGTCGCTCGGAAGCGTGGCAGCAATTCTTTGTGCGTTGTCAAGTGCCCGTAATTTATGAACCCCTAAGTGTTCCACGAATGAAATGCTTAATATAATTCCTCCTTTCTTCCAAATTAAATATTGGTAAATCACCCAATATGGAATTACACGAAGAACAAGCTGGATACAATAATAAATCTAATTCGAAATACCTCATATAAGCTTCAGAGCGCAATAAATTACGCACATAACTCAGCGGTGGTACATGGTCTATTTGTGTTGCTGCAAAATCACAATAAGAACAATTTAATACTTCGGTAGGAGAATATTTAAATCCTACCGGGTTATAATTAGCTAGAGCACGTGCTATAACATACTCCAAACTTTGTTCATCTAGCATATCGCGTAATGATAACGCGTGCCTAACCCATTGTTTATCGCCGTGTTTCATACTTAAGATTCTCCATGATAAGCATCAATTCTTCTACGTCCTCAATTACCCATATAGGTACACTATCACCACGTAAACGTACCTGCATAAATTTAATGTACTCCACGAGTCGGATTTTTAATTCCATATACTTCTCCAATTTAAAATTTAATCAGTGGAACTATGGATGCGTTTTAATAATTAATTCAGCTATGCGTGCGGCTTGGCTTGAAACTTCGCTTACCATCTTACCTACTAGAAACAGCATTACAGTTTGTATAGTAAAGCCCACAAACATTATGATACCTATAGTGTAATCATTTCGCATAATCTGCACCTCTCGATCGTAGCCCGCAACCCGGAAATATTAATCCGAGCGGCGGGCCTCGGCTTAAAATTAAAGGGTGTTAGGCGCGTCTGCGCGAGGATATTTTAACAAACAATCTACCTCAGCCCATGCGATATCAAAATCGCCTAAATCATTCCTATATACCAATTTACTCACACAGTACTCAACAATTTCGTAAGGAATATTGTAATTATACTTCTCAACCGCAGCTCGAATTGACGCTTCACTAGGAAAGCGGACTTCTTCGTGCTGATCTGCTGGAATAATGTTAGCCAGGAACATTACTAACGCGCCTCCAACACAGTAATTGCAATCGTCTGCGTGCTTAAATGCAACTGGTGTTGGGTATGCGTCACGAATCTCCTGAACGGTAAAATTTGGTTTAGACATTGGGAAATTTCCTCCAGTGGTTAAATTTTAAATCCGAGCGTCGCCCGGGCTAAACTTCGGTAAAGTTGGCCGGGGCGACGATAAAGTTAATTCGCTGTGCCTCGCAGCAAGTTAGTTTGCTTTATGTGCTTTAAATTGTTCGAGGTGCTCAACTACAAGTAAAGCACACCATACACAAACCACAATTTGGCTTTGGTTAGCTAACTCCACTGATAAATAGTTGTTGTCGTCTAAACGTTCTCCGCAAATTACACAGATGGGCATTTGGAAATTCCTTTCATTAATGAGTACGGCGAATTAAATCCGTTATCTCAACTAACATTTTTCCTAGTAATAACGTTTCACCTGCTAAAACAATAAACCCTATTATTATTATCGCTAGGGTTACGCGATCAATTTGCATAAGCTTCTCCATTGTTTAAATTTTAATTCGCTGATTTGACTGCTTTGATCATTGCCGCAACAACTTCTTGTTCATCCTCCAGTAATCTCATCACAGCGTCAATTGCTGCTTCTATATCATATTCCTCGCTAATATCGTACTTTTTATTCAGCGCTTTATTGGCCAACCATTCAAATATTAACTCATACGTTGGGTTATAACCTTGGGCTGGTCCGCAGCTAGGGCACATATAATCACCGCACATACAAGGTCCGCGACTCATTTAGTTTAACCTTTCCAGTGGTTAAATTTTAATTTGGAAAATTCGAGCGTAGCCCGCGCAGCGTAATTTAAATTCGGAGTGTGGGGCTACGGTTGAATTATGTTCTTACAACATGCGGCTATTAGTGCTGTTATATCTCCTAAAATTTTACCCATAATTATAGTTTGCACACTTATTAGCGCTAAACAAAGGAATGCTACAACTATTACCACGCGGTCCCACATTGCGAAATTTACCTCCAGTGGTTAAATTTTAATTCGCTGAGCCCATTCCATTTTTTTGGATAGGAAATGTGTACGCCTTGAATCGCGCAGCCGAAGGCCGCAGCAGCACAGCGTTTGGCCGGGCGGCGAAGCCGGACGGTCTATTCCGTGCTGCAAGGCGATTCAAGGTTAAAGTACACATTTCCAGGCTCCAAAAAAATGTTTGGGCGCTTATTTTAATATTCTCAGATAATGTTCTACTTCTTCGCGGGTGAGTTGACCAGATTCGACGCGTTGTTTAATTTTATTTAGGTTTAACTTCTCCTTTTTCGGTTTAATTGGTCGGGGCGACGATTGAATTTTTTGCTCAGGTAAGAATAGCGTGCTTACTTGCGCGAGTTTATCATTAAATACCGCGGCTTCTAGGCCATGCTTTTCCTCCAAATGTCTATTGTAACACGCATAACACAGTTTTACTTTACATGTACTGCATATTCTCTGTGCTGTGCATACATGCTTATATTTGGCGAGTGTAGTTTGCCGGCTAACCATAGTGATTAGCTTGCGGAGCTGAGTCGATGTTAAATTTTCCAAATCAATTTGGTCCAAATCTGGTATATCCATTCGCTGTTCCTTTCTAGATTCAATTTCCATAAACATCTACTTACCCTAAGAGTGTAACAGTTTTACAACCTTGTGTCAAGTACAAAATTTTACTCCGTATTTGATGCGGAGCGACTATAGGTTAATATTTCCCAAGCTATATCAAAACAGTGTGCGCAAGTGTAAATCGCTTTAGTTTCGCCTGTTCTAATCACAGTAGTTGCGGGCTGATTACAGAAAGTACAGCGCATGATTTGCTCCAGTGGCTAAATTTTAATTGCGAAGTGAGCCGGCGAATAAAGTTTGGTGTTTTAATCGGCCGGCCCAGGTGTAATTTACTGCTTAATCTTCCTTATTTAATGGCGTACCACTGTGTAACAATTCTAGCGCAGCTTGAGCCATTTGGCGTTGCTGTGGTGTTAACTTAGCTATAGTGTTGTTTTTTAACTTAGTTAATTCCGTAGGTGTAACCACCATATTTTCCTCACTATATGCGCCATGCTCTCGTGCTTCAGCTATATAATTTTCCTTATCCACACGTCTGTACTTGCTTCTTGGCGTACGTTCAGGCGCAAGTTGTACCGTATTTAATATTTCTATTGCTTCATCAAGTGATTTAACTTCACATTGCCCACTACGTAGTGCTATCCAATCCTCTATTATACTGCGCACTAATGCACTCATATTCTTTAGCGCACCATAATGTTGGTTTTGTAGAAATAGTCTGGCTGCCTGGGCTAAATGCCTGGCGTCTACATATGTCTGCACATTTAAATGTTCTAGTTTAACGAATCTAGTAATTTTGGCCATTCTATTCCCTTCCTACTGTAATTTTCACTACGCTTACCTCATTCCGTAGCGCGGGCCTTTAATTATCTTGGTAAACTGTTAGCCTGATAGCTCAAAAAACCTTTCCCTAGTGCTCCATAGTCACCTCCGTTTCTAATTTGGATTTTGATTTTTAATTTTCTTTTTTTTTTTTTTTTTTTTTTTTTTTTTTTTTTTTTTAGAAAAGCAAAGAGAAATCGGAAAAATAAAAGCGAAATGAAATTGGATGAAGGAAAAAGTTTTTTTGAGCTATCATCCTAATATTTTAACAGTTTATGAGTATGTGTCAAGAAAAAAGTTTATTCCGAACATGTTCCATTTAATTTATGCTTTCCTAATTTCCATATTTAAATAAATTTATTAACGGAAAATTGTAACCAATTATGAAAACCAGTAAAGAAACCCCGACCCCTTTTTCCGAAGCTAAAACTTTTTAAATAATTAAAATGGGCTGGAAATGAATCCCAGCCCATTAAATTAGCTATTTATGTTTAAATTTTAGTTTTTCCTTCCTCCTCAATAAAATCTGCAAGCAAATGTTTTTTCGCAAGCAGATCGACCATTGCAATTAAGCATGTTTTACAAAATCCAATTCCATAAAACTCAATTAGCAATGGCTTTTCACACCGCACGCATAAAACTTTTTCCATTTACGTTACTCCTTTGGAATTAAAATTTGAACGTTGGAAATTAATTCGGCTGTTACTTCCGCATACATATCCTCCTTACATTCCGCACAGATGAATATTTTACTCCACACACGTAACACCAAAACGTCAACCCTATTCGAGCCGCAAATTTCGCAATAATTCGATTCCAATTTAATTTCCTTTCTCCCTCTTGAAATTAATTACCATTTTGTGAACCGCATCTGCACACGAATTGCATATGCAATATGTAAATCCATCTGTTAAATGCAGTACATAAGTATTCTCCATTACCAGGTTAATATTTGCATTACACAGATCACAGGCGACAACATTTTTATTTTCCATTTCCGTTCTCCTTGTTGGGCAGGAAATTAATCCTGCCCAGCTAAATGTTTACTTATCCCGCCTGATTGTGTAGGTCCATAGCTCGGCATAAAATACTATTTGCTGACCGACGTTCATACCTTTTATAGCGCGGGTTTTAGATGGCGGCCATTCAATACCGCAATCTAACACCAGACTTGTCAATATTTCTGGCAGCGGCTTTGAATAGATATTATTCCCGGGCATTAACAGCGTGTATAACCTGGAATCTTTAGCCATTTTTATTCTCCGGTTTAGAAATGGTTTTAACTTTCGGATCCAATAAAAAATGCGTCAATTTGTGATTGCACACCGGGCACAGTCTAATTGTTACTCCCGGCTGAGTGCTGAGTGTAACTAGGGCGAAAGCATTAGAAAACAATGCTAGTTCGCATATATTGCATTTCATAATGTTCTCCTTAGGACGTGAGTAATTGGGAGGGAACATTTGCTCCCTCCCATCTAATTTACTTTAGGTCTTTCAATAGCGCCTGCAGTAACTTCGCTAACTCCTTTTTCTCAGTGGCATCTTTAGTGGCCTTAACTGCGGCTGTAAAGTCCGCTACTTTGTCGATGGCCGATTTTGGCGGATAACCCGTGCTATCAACAGTAGTAATACCCGCTTCATGTCCATCAGAGTTAATTTTCTTATCCCTAATGGCATGCCCAACAGCGTGTTTTACTTTCTCAATAGCGCGGCGTTTCATATCCGCAAAATCTGCGAATTGAATGTTTATATGGTACTGGATTCCAGTTTCGCCCTTAGCAGGGTAGTACATCACTGGAACATTGGCGGCAAATAGGTTAGCTGCCGTCAATTCCACATCAACATCCGCCACTACTAATTCTTCAGTCTTGCGCGCCATTGCAATTTCCTTTGCTGAGTATGCCGGCGTATCATGCCGGCTAGGTTAAACCGGTTAGGTACACTTGTGGCACACTGGACACAATTGCGGCTAGTGTGGCCGAGCTGTATTTAGTTGTCAAAGACCGAGCTCAGCGCGGGCCCTCAGTCCGCCTGAGTCATGCTATTTACTATTTGATTGTGACTATATTATAGCACGCTCTCAGGAAATTGCAAATCGACTCGCTGGCAAATTTTGTTCGATGGGGACGATTTAGCTGCGCTAAATCGGGAGAACAGCTTTCGTTGTCGCATCACTAAAATCAATTGTGAATTTAAAATAGCGTGTTATCTACAGATTCTTTTCTCTAGTATAACGGAAGCTTGACAAAAAATCAATAGTGGTCTACAATTATAGGCGGATGGCGAAAAGTTTGCTCTATATTGAGCAGATAGATTCGGAGTAATTAACCGATGAATATAGAATTATCGAAACGCGCAAGGAACGTAAATACTTAGCCAGTAGTAAGCCTGGCTACATTCAATATTTAGAGTTACATATACGGGGATTTAGACATGGATAAGCGATTCAAAGACGCTCGCAAATACAATATTAAAAAGCTATGGGAACTCCACGCAAATATAGCACAGCAAGTTAGTTTAGGTAAAACGAATATCGAAATTGCAGACGAGTTGCAGATTACTCCGCAGACAGTATCGAATGTACGCAACAGTCCAATTGGTAAACAAAAAGTAGAATTACTTACAGCCGAAATGGACGCGGAAACAGTTGATATAGGTCGGCGCATACGTGAGTTCGCACCAAAAGCGCTAGAATACCTCGAACGAATAATTGAAGGACGCGAGCCAGGCGCATCGGTAGCACTTCGAGCTAAATACGCCGCACAACATCTCGGACGCGCGGGGTATGGTGAAATTACGAAAGTACATTCGCTTAACGCAACCGTTACACGCGAGGACATAGAAGCAATTAAATCTCGCGCACTTGAAGCGAGGAACATTACCCCATGAAATGCGTATATTGGTCGGATGAACGGAGCTACAGGCTCGATGGCACGCCATACACGCGGCTAACTTTGCGTATAGGTGAAGAAAAAGAAATATTTGCTAGTTGGCAAAGGCCGCTCGAAGCGATAGATATAGATAAAGTGCGAAGTCTAGTAGAAGATTTTAGCGCAAAAGGGTATGAGATATATATGCCACGGGTAAATTAGTTTCGGCAGTAGCCGACCCCTCGCTTGGAGGAGGAAAAAGTTGAAAACAAAAGTTAAACTACCCCCAGAAGTTGAAGCTATTGCGGAGCGCGTTGATAATTCGTACATGGCACTCAGGAAACTTGTTAGTGAGGCAATACCAAATAACTACGAGAAAACTATAGCATTAAATGTTCTAAAGAATAGCGCGAAATGGGCTCAGCGTGCCCTCATCGAATCACGTCCTCGGAATTAAAATTTAATCAGTGGGGGAAATTTTGGTAGATATATTAGCAAGAGAAGTTGAAGTTGTGTTGAGTACAATATATGCTAAAATTAGACCAAAATATTTTAAGGATAAGACTATGGAAGACCAAGCTACAGTTGATCTAGCACAGATTGCGTACGAAGTTTATGCCGAGCACCAAAATTGGAAAAATTATGCGGGTCAACCTATTCCGCGATGGGCGGATGTACGCGCAGATATAAAATCCGCGTGGATTGCGGCAATAAGTGCAGTATTAGATTTGCGGCATTAGTTTCGCCAGTAGGCGACCCCGCCACTGGAAAAGGATAAGCGAAATGATCCTGCAGTGGATAAATTTTAAATTGGAAATTACTCCCAAGAGACCTTCGCTACTGGTACAGCAAGCCGACGACCAACGGGAGGAGGCGATGACCGTAGGCACCTACCGCGGGTTAGCACCTGGTTATGGTACAGCGCATCTATGCTCCGAGACCACTCGCGGGGCTACGATGATACTGTTGGAACCTCTACTTACTTCCCAATGCGGAAGCATAATTTGAGGTTATATGGCAACTTTAACTACTAATTTAAGCCTCGAAGATACACTTGGATTGTGTTACACTGATTTGGGTGTAATGAGTAAAACGTTCATGCCCCAAGCTTTCTCCGCTAGCTATTCTCCCCTTCATTATTCTGTAATTAAACACCTCGACTCACCCGCTAAGCAAATCGCTATTGCCGCACCTCGAGGTTTAGGTAAAACTTCCTTCGCTCGTGCTATGGTAATGCGCGCAATTTTATTCCGTCAATATGAGTTTATACTTTATGTCTCGAATAGTGAAACCGTGGCCGAACTGCAAACAGAGAACATCAAGCGTGAGTTGCGGAGTAATCCCGAAATTAGGAAAATCTTTGGTGATATCGCTATTGCAGCAGACTCAGACGCGGATTTTTCTGAGACATTTTCTAAGCGCGCTTGGGTTGCTTTCGGTAATACATTGGTACTCCCGCGTGGTTCTGGACAGCAAGTGCGCGGATTGCTTTATAAACACGCCAGGCCACAGTTAATTATTATTGATGATTTGGAGAAACGTGATGAGTTAGAAAATCCGGAAAATCGACGCAAGTTAAAGGAGTGGTTTCATAGCGACTTAATGAAATGTATTAATCGGTATGACAATAACTACAAGTTTATCTATTTAGATACGCTAAAACATAGCGATGCTCTTATGGAAGAGTTACTCAATTCGCCTGAGTGGGTATCAGAGCGGTTGGATATATGTACAGATACTGCAGAGGGTTTAGTATCTAATGTCCCCGAACTAATATCCACTCAGGAACTGCGCCGTGAATATGAAATACATAAAGAAAATGGAACCCTAGATATATTTTACAGCGAGTTTCGTAATCTACCAATCGCTACTGAAAATCAAGGCTTTAGGCAGGAATATTTCCAACATTATTCAGAAAATCAGCTTGAAACTAAAAATCTAGAAAATTATATCATAGTTGATCCCGCGAAATCTGTGAATATGAGTTCGGCGGATTCAGCCATTGTAGGAATTGGCGTAAATTTCCAAAGCGGCGCGATTTACATTCGTGATGTAGTGTCGCGTAAAATGTTCCCTGATGAATTGTATGCAGAAACGTTTGATATGAAGGTAAGACTCAATGCACACCAAATCGGAATTGAGGTTACGGGGCTGGAGGAATTTATTAAACAACCTTTTACCAATTACATGTTGGGACTCGATCCACGATTTAGCTGCGAACTTATTTGGCTCAAAGCTCGTGGCGGAGATCCGGGGGGTGATAAAGGAAAACTCAAACGAATTGGAACCTTGGCCCCTTACTACCGAAAAGGCCACATTTATCATAATGCAACATGTACGTCCAAACTTGAAGGCCAATTGCTCAGTTTTCCTAAAGGCAAATTGGTGGACGTCGCAGACGCTACAGCGTACATCATCGAACTTTTGGAACTCGGAGGTCGATATTTCACTTCGCCTGATGAAGTGATTGATCCTACGGGGGAAGATGAATTTGCCCAATTAGATTATGAAGGAACAGGTACACTTTCGCGGTATCAGAGGATTTAATTTTATGGGCTGACGCCCCCGCGACTTGAACAGCATATCTGTTCAGCGAATTAAAATTTTATCGCTGGAGATGAAATTCCATGTGTGATACTCCAGGATATGTTTCTTATATACCGTGTGAATCTGTTATAGAAGACAGACCTGCGTATTGGTTAACATATCACATTACGTTTTATAAGTGGCATGAAGCCGAAACTAAAATGTACTTAAATTGTGTAATTACCTCACCTAAGAATTATCCGACTCCCTTGGAACAGTTATATCGTAGAATGAACGAAATGGATGCGTTATTATGAGTGACCGAAATTTTAACTACGAATATCCCGGTGGGTTAGATTGGACACCTGGCGGTAAGTTACACCAGGACATTATGTCTAGATTAATTCGCTATGCTCAAGACGCAGCGTCTAACATACAAGAGCGCTACTCTAGCTGGCGTGAAATGGATAAAAAACTTCAAGCGTATATTCAAATTGATAAGAAAGAAAAGAAGGTACTCGAAGATGACCCGCGAAAGCCGGTATCAATTGTTTTTCCTTATACCTACGCAATTCTTGAAACATTGGTTTCTTACCTGGTTGCTGCTTTTACTCCTGAGCCGATATTTCGTTATGAAGGTGTATCGCCAGAAGACGTTGCTGGTGCAACGCTTATGGAGAAGGTAATTAATCTTCAATGTAATAAATCTAAAGTTGTACTCAATCTTCACACGTTCTTTAGAGATTGCAGCGCATACGGATTGGGTATAGTTGCACCACAGTGGATAATTAAACGTGGAAAGAAGGTACGAAGTGTTAGAGATGGAATTTACGATGGAAGTGGACAATTTAGAGAGACGCGTAAATATAAGCGTACGGAATCCACAGTACTTTTCGAAGGTAATGCGTTAGATAATATCGATCCTTATTGCTATTTACCAGATCCGAATGTACCGATTCACGAACCGCAGCGGGGAGAATTCGTAGCTTGGATGGATAGCGACGCGTATGTTAATTTACTGTGTGATGAGGAAGTTGATGGCGATTTATTTAATGTAAAATACTTAAAAGATGTATCGTCGAAAAGCACTTCGATTTTTGGTGAAACATCACGCTCGCAAACACGTCGTCGAGATAACTGGACGCGGCAGTTTACCAATACAGCATTGCTTGAGCCCATTGATTTACTTAACATTATTGTTAAACTTATACCTAAAGAATGGGATTTGGGTGATTCTACGTATCCTGAGAAATGGCTTTTTATGGTGGCGGCGGATAAAGTAATTTGCAAAGCAAAACCCCTTGAATTAAATCACGATATGTTTCCAGTTGCAGTAGCAGCACCTGAGTTCGATGGATATTCTCCAGTAGCATTTTCTCGGTTAGAAATACTCTCTGGCATGCAAACTGTTGTGGATTGGATGTTTAATAGTCATGTTACAAATGTGCGTAAAGCAATCAATGATCTTATTATCGTTGATCCATACTTGCTTAATTTACCTGATCTTGAAAACAGTGAGGCGGGCGGCATTATACGCTTACGACGCCCAGCGTGGGGACGCGGGGTGGAAAACGCAGCTATGCAGCTTAATGTTGTTGATATTACTCGTAATAATGTTGCGGACGTGGGCTTTGTTATTGATTTTATGCGGCAGATTGCTGGCACAGACAATCCGTTTATGGGCAATTTACGAGGCGGAGGACCAGAGCGACTTACCGCCAAAGAATTTCAAGGAACTGCCGCCGGAGCAATAAATAGACTAGAGCGTATCGCTAAAGTTGTTGGTGTTCAGGCTATGCAAGATATTGGTTATATGTTTGCGATGCACCTCCAGCAGTTTATGAGCGAGGATGTTTATGTTAAAACTGCTGGTGAATGGCCTAGCAAAGTTCTACAGAACTTTGCTGTTAAGGAGGGTCGAGTTAAGGTTAGCCCGTATGATGTGTTGGTTGATTACGATTTAATTATCCGCGACGGTAGTATTCCTGGTGGCGCTTTTAGTGATGCGTGGATACAACTTTTTCAAATAATTAGCCAAAACCCGTTTTTATTACAGCGATTTGATGTAGTAAGACTTTTCAAATATATAGCCACAAATTTAGGTGCAAAGAATGTGGACGATTTTGAGTTAAGTATGGAAGCGCGGCCAGATGCGGAAGTTGAACAAGCAGTACAAAACGGCAGTTTACAGCCACTCAGCTCGGAGGTTACGATGAATGGTGCTATTCCAGGGGGATTAGCCTAGTGAGTGAGTACAACGCGACTCCGAGGGAGATGCGCGACTTCATTATATCCGCAATTTGGCGAGATTTACGCGATGAATTGCACCAATGGTTGGAGGACATACGCAATCAATTAGAAATAGAAAGTAATGTGGAAATAATTAGACGACTTCAAGGCAATGCTGAAGCGGTTAATAGATTTATTCGTTTACCGGAAGTTATGGTTGAAGCAATGGAGATGGATTATGGGCGAAGAGAACTTTGATTTTAGTGAATTGGGAGATAGTGGTGGGGATGTTGCGGGAGAATCGCAACAAGAATTAGCTGAAACAACCAATCAAGGCATGGTCGAAGAGGCTCCTTCAAGCGGCGAAGCTCGCTCCGAGCCGCAACGTCCTTCCGCTATCTCTAACGAAGAATATACGCCACGCGAACGTGCGTTACTTGATCGAATCGAACAGCTTACGAATCAAGCGTATCAAAGCCAAAGTTCTCCGCAACAGTCTGCACAATTTGAAGCACAGACGCATAATTTTCTAGAAGGATTGGATATAGATGAGGTACTTTCGAGCGGTGAAAATTTAAATAAATTGTTGCTCGCCGTTTATAATAAAGGGTTGCAGGAGTCCATGCGTATCGCGCGGGAGGGTTGGACAGGCGCGGCGCCTGGTATGATTAGAACGCATATAGATCAGCATATGACTATGCGCGAACTCGTAGATAATTTTTATGCATCAAACCCTGATTTGGTTAATGCTAGGAAAACAGTTGGCGCAATTGCTAATGAAGTTTCACAGGAGAATAGCGAATTAACTATTGAACAAGTTTTCGCTGAAGCTGCGAAGCGTACACGCGAGGTATTGGGACTGCCAAGCGTTTCACCTTCTGCAGAAGGTGAACAGCACGAGCGTCCTAATTTACCTCAGCGGCGTCAACCTGGAAATAGACGAAACGGAACTGCGACGCTTACTGGCGTTGCAAAGGAGATTGATGATTTAATTACATAGGCGGGGCGACGATTGGACTGCAGCGTTAAAATTTTAATTGCGAAGGGGCTCGGAATGTTTGTTACAGGTGACTATGCAATGTTGCCTATAGATACAGTACTCAACGTTAATCCAGATACAGCTTTCGTGGAGGTAATGTTGCCATATGTTGGTGAAGCAGTGGGTAAGTTTTATTCTATTAACAATGTAGGTACAAGCGGAAATACGGTGCATGTAGTAGATCATGGTGATTCGACCGGCTTTGTTTCGCCAGACGATTTAACTAGTGGAGGAGCGAGTCTATATTTTAGTAATGGTGTGCAGTGGTTGCTCGTGTATAGTAATGTTTGATTGAAGAGGATTAATTATGAATTGGCAAGAAGAGATGATTAATCGAATAAATGAGTATGAACGTAATGCAAATACACCGGAAGAATTAGGGCGCGGCTATTTAACCGAAATGCTTCCACCAGGTGAAATGGAAATTGTTATGGAATTAATTAACGATAGTAATAGTGCAGTGCCTATACTTACGGCTACTGATGCATTTGAAAAATGGCAAGGATTATCCGAAGAAGGAAAGAAATTATTGAACACGTATACATTAGGTGAAAAAGATGTTAATGCAAAAGGTTTTGGCTGGCATATAGGAGCACCTTTAGGTATTCCACTAACTAATTAGGAGATTAATTATGGCATTCCAAGGCATGCGTTAATTCTAGCGCATGTAAAACCGCTTAAAATCAGGGGAAGTCCTATTGGGATAATCCTGAGCCAATCCGATACGGAAGGTGCAACGACTATGAGTGATACGAGCTTTGAGGCGTTAATTACTATGACGATAGCAGCGGAAGCGTTCAATATAAAAGAAGTCACCGAAGCAATTTACTGGATGATCTTAGGTGATGGCCATGTGGAGAAACCGGAACGAGGTAATTGTAAATTATCCGTTTCTCATACGGTAGATCACACGGATTATCTTATGTGGAAAGCTGCAATTATTGACCGCTTCACTGGATTTAGTATAAAAGAGCAAAATACGAGCGAATCATCCTTGAATCACTATGGACGAAAACAGATGTTACGTCTTCGCTCCAGTGCTCATCCGTGGTTTACTAAGATACGAAATAATTTGTATCTTAGCGGACAGAAAACGATGAGTAAACACGCTATTTCTATACTAGGTCCAATTGGATTAGCTATACTCTATCAAGATGATGGCACACTTTCTACTACTAATAGTAGAAACCAAGCCGATAGAAATGTGCTAATTTATACGCTGAACCATAGTATATTTGAGTTGGAAGCTTTTACCAAACATGTGGTGGATAAATTTGGAATTATATTTAGAATTAACGCCACTCCCGGTAAGGGCCAAGGATTTCGATTAAGATTGCGAAATAAAGATATTGAAACTTTTTTCGCTTTAATCGAACCATATGTAGTTCCCTCAATGCTCTATAAACTCGGAAGAGGCGGCGATAGCGATACGTCTATCGGTAATATAGTCTGGGCTTCTTGGCAACAAGAAGAGGCGAGCAGAAATGACTCGTCCCCTGCGAGTAAAGGTTGGGAAACTCGTAGGAGTAACAATTCCGGGAACCGGCAACTGGGCACCTGACGAAAGACCTTTGAACTGGCGCCAAGGAATTTTGTACCTTTATCCAAACGGAAGGGCGCCGTTAACTGGCTTACTTTCGAAGATGGGAGAAGAAACTACTACTGATCCCCAATTTCATTGGTGGACGAAGAATTTGGCGCAACAGGGCGGAGCAATTACCGAACTTTATACGGATGCTGCAATGACTACCGCGCTGGCTGCTGGCGGTTCTGCCGCGGGTACACTTTTGTACGCAAAAGTTGCGCAATTACTCGCAACTGAATTTCGAATTGGACATCAAGTTTTACTTCGGGTTTCGACAAATCTTAATGTTGATGTAAATGCGAAAGTAACTGGAGTTACACTTAATGGTGCAGATTCACAAATTGCGGTGAAATTGCTCGAAGCAGACGATAATGGTGGTGCGACTAACCTTTCGACTGCGGATGTAATCTTGATCGTGGGTAATATTAACGCTGAAGGTGCGGCTATTCCAAACGCAATTGCTTACGATCCGATAAAGTATTTGAATTACACACAAATTTTTCGTACTCCACTCGATATTACTCGCACTGCAAGGAAAACGACACTTCGCACCGAAGACGCGTATAAAGAGGCGAAGCGTGAATCGCTTGAACTTCATTCAATTGAAATGGAAAAGGCGTTTTTGTTCGGCATACCAACAGAGAATGTTGGCTCGAATGGTAAACCAGAACGTACTACGGGTGGATTGACTTATGCGGTAAAACAGTTTGCACCACAAAATGTATCGGATTATAGAGTAGATCCAAACTATGCAACTATGGATTGGCTTACTGGTGGCGAAGCGTGGTTAGATGAGAAATTTGAGCTTATTTTTCGATTTGGTTCGATGGATAAAATTGCATTTGTTGGTTCGGGGGCACTTTTGGGTATAAATAAGTTGGCTAAAAACGTGGGCCAATTTAATTTTACACCGCAAACTACTTCGTATGGAATTAAAGTGGTAAATTGGGTAACGCCGTTTGGAACTATTAGTCTATGGACACATCCGCTGTTCAGTTATGATGCTACAACGCGGAATGCTATGCTTATCTTCGAAGCGAGTATGTTGAAGTATCGGTATATCGATGATACTATGTTTATGGGAATGGATACAAATAAAGTTAGTCCATCGCATGAGAGACTTGATGGAACTAAGGAGGAATGGCTTACGGAATGTGGACTAGAATTTCACCATCCGATTAAATTTGGATATTTAAATGGGGTAGGGTTAGATAATACTTTACCTTAGGCCCCCCTGCCCCCCACACGGAATATAATTTCCGTTGGCGCGGCGGAATTAAAATTTAAACGATGGAGGTTAATTTACTTTATGCCCTTGTTGGATATACGTAAGAGGTTTGTCGAATTTACTGGCCGGTGGGATTTAATTACTGATGATGAGAGCTTTCGCGATAAAGGAGCGAACTTTCTCATCCAAACCGGCCAGAAGTGGTTAGATCGCCAAGCTGAAGTAGCGTTTGGTGAAGGCAAGAGTTATTTGGATTTACCTGCTAATAGTTGGTTTGCTATGTTAAACAATTGCCGGAGCGTGAGATATGTGTTCTTGTCTAACGCTGAGGGAGAGAGGTGGCCCCTATACCGAAAAGATTATCCAGAAATCAGCGAATTGCGATTGCGTGACCCAACTTTTGTTGAATCCGGATGCCCTAAGTATTACGCGCTTGCGAATATTCATACGCATCCTGAGACAATTGGGACAACTACAATTGCACGATTTGGACCTACAACGAGTTATACTGCAGCTGGAAATCCGTGGGGTTTTAATGCAATAATCGTTGCCCCAAAACCAAGTGAAAATTTGTTAATTGAGGTGCAAGGTTTATTCTTTCAACCTGAACTGGTCGCTGATGGCGATCAGAATGTGTGGAGTGAAGAGTACCCGTTCATACTTGTTTTAGCTGCGTGTCGTCAACTCGAAATTTCGTATCGTAATACTTCTGGAGCTAGTGATTGGGAGAACGCGATTAACGCCGAATTGCTGACGCTCGGATTTGATTTAGTAGATCAAATTAGTAACGATATTACCCAAATAAAGGGGTAAACATGAGCGAGACTAGAACATACAACCCAATTCCGAGCGGTAAACCGCCGGTTAAAGAGTCGAAGTCGAAGACTTCGAGCGAACCGAGTATGACAAAGCGTGGTAATACTGATAAGCGCGATGGAGGTACATTTATGGAGAGTCGCGCCAAGAAGAATGGCGCAAGTAATCCGGGGTAAGGTTCCACTGATTAAATTTTAATTCGGAGAGTGTTAGCGTGTTTAAGTTTACGCACCATTCCATTTTTTCTGGTTTGGAATTTAGCATCACTTTGACAGATTGCTCCCAGTTCCCGTGCACAGCTTCCATCTGGACGGGCAGCGGAGCTGGACGTCGCCTTGCTTGCTGTGCACGCAATCTGTCAAAGGAATTATGCTAAATTCCAGGAGCCGGAAAAAATGTTTGGTGCTTAAAATAAGAGGAGAATGGAAAATGCCTTACAAAGTATCCAAAACTAAAAAGGGTGATTATGAAGTTCGCTCACCTCATGGCGTAAAAGCTAAACACACAACTAAAGCTAAAGCTAAAGCCCAACAACGGTTGCTTTATGCTATCGAAGAAGACCCTGATTTTATTCAGCGTAGAAAGAAAAAGAATGGTATGGATTAAAATTGCAAATCGGAGATTTGCAAAATGATTACTCCAGAGGAACGCGCTGAACTTACGCGTGAAATAACCGAGCATGTTTTATTATTACTTCCAGGAGTAATAGCGCATTTAATTAACAACATGTCTACCATGAAGGAGTTATCAAATCAATTTTACGAGCAACACAAAGATTTAGTTAAGCATAAAGAAACTGTTGGGACGGTAATAGAGCAGCTTGAAATTAAGTACCCTGGTAAATCTGTACAAGATTTATTGGATCTTGCTGCGCCTGAAGTGCGTAAATTATTATCCCAACAAAGTAAATTAGCCTCTGCGCCAAAAATGGGCGTTGAACAACTCGATAAAGTTTTGGGGAATTTATGAGAGAATTTGCCGTAGTATTTAAGGAAGGTTTAGCGCGGGGCCTGCGCGCAAGTGAGCACAATCCGCGGAACGAGGAGTTTTTGTATGTTGCTAAAGGATGTATACCGGAAGATGGTGTTCTACAATCCTTGCCGGTTTTGCATAACACATTTGGATTGCCCGAGCAATGCCAATTCCCTTTTCCGCAAGTTTTTGTGTTACGTCAAATTGTATTGGTCTTTACACAAACGCGTATTTATGAGCTACGATCGTTCGGGACCGAGCAAGTATTTCAAGATGCTCCTGCTGGTAGCACTTGGACTGTCGCCGATTTTGGGGATTATATTTTGTGCTGCAACGGTCGTATACTTGTATATCGTGATCCTGTAACTGGAATGTTTACAGAATATATTGATTGTGAAATACCGCCGGGTACATGTATTATGAATTTAAATGGGCAGTTAATTGTAGGTTCACCTGGCGAAGTAGTTGGTACTGGATTTACCGGAGAATAGTTCCACTGTTCAAATTTTATTTTCGTTGAAATTTCGGAGAAATTTCAAATGTGGAAAATGTTAAATAATGGCGTATGCCCACCTCCGCCACCAAAAGTGTTTGGTTTTGTTACTGGTGATGCGGGTGATGGGGGCATGCAGATGGCCATAGATAATGCTGGACGAGTTTATGCGTGGGGTGCCACATCTTATGGTTACAGTGGACAAACGCCTATATCCATCACAGGAACGTCTAATTTTTGGCGGCATCCGGATACGTATTATGAAACTGCAACACCAGGTAATTATCATCCGGCAACTTTAAAGCCTATTCAAGTTGGAACTAAATCAGATTTCGTTAAATGTAGAATGGGAGAAGATTTTTATACCGCGCTAGATTCTGAAGGATATTTATGGGGATGGGGTATGCCGTGGAGTTTTGGTTTAGGTGGATGGAATGATACTGCACAATATACTGGCAATGGTTATCCGCCTACTCCATTTACTCCTGGTGGTAGGCACGCCATAACGCCGCAACGATTGTTTGATGTTGTGTGGAAAGATTTTATAAATGGTCAATATCATATGATTGCAATAAAACCTGATGGTTCACTTTGGATTTGGGGTAAGAATTTAGATGGCACAACTTTTGGTAATAATACTTATGCTGAAGATTATGTATCTTTAGTTCCGATTGAAATGACGTGGGTGCCTGGTCCTGTAAAACTTGTTGCGGCTTATTGGAGTGTTACTGCCATAGTTACAGAGAGTAATCAAATTTGGATTTGGGGTGAGTGGTGGATTGCGGAATGGGGAGTGAATGGTTCTGTCGCGGCGCCAATGCAATTACCTTTAACTGTGCCCACGGGCGTGCAGATAACGCAGATTAGTTGTAGCTATTCTGGCGTGGTAGTTTTATTATCTAATGGCGATGTTTACGCCGCAGGATATTGGTTTGGATTTAGCTCAACTTATACTACTGTACTTACCAAAGATCCTACTGGACGACATTTTGTACAAATTGATGTGGGGGAAACTGGCGCAGCGGGAGTGGATATAAATGGAAATATTTATGGTTGGGGAAGTGCTTCGTTTTTAATTTATCAACCTGGTTGGGTAGAGGATACTGTTGAAGTTTTACCTACACTAACCCAACCTGGACCGCAATATACTCATGTAAGTGTAGGCTACTGGTTTCATCAGGCTATAGATACCGAAGGTAGATTGTGGACTTGGGGACGAAATGAGGATGGGGCGCTTGGTGTAGATGAGAAACAAACGGATTTACTTTATAGTTATCTTGCTGTCGAAGCAACTTATTTTGCGGAACTTGATGATGGTACGCGAGCAATAGATGCTCCCGGTGTTGGACCAGCGGCACTACAATTTACTCTTGATTCGCCTGAGCAACTTAGCGAGCATAATCCATGCGGACATTGGCATAAGAAGGCAGTGGGTGCGCCAGGGTTTCGTATAGATATACCGAAATGTTGCTGGAATTTTGCTGTAGATGTGCGTGGCACTGATGTAATGTTATATGGTCTTGGTATAAATTATCCGTGTCCAGTTATACCCCTTCGTTACAATATTAGTACGCGCCAATGGTATGGGCCTTATTGGCAAATAGAGAAGTTTTATACACGCGAATGGCTTGCGGGAGCAAGTATTAGTGGTGCTTTCGATGGACTTATGATGTATGGTGGAGATGATGCGGGCATATTAGGTTCGCCTAGTGTAACAGGACATCGCATAGTAATTAAGACAGCGTATCATAATACCGGTGCAATTTATGAGCGGTTATTTCCGAGTGCGCGGCCACAAAATTGCGAAGGTAAGATCGTTGTAGAAGACACCACCGGCAAAGTTATGGTATTAATCGAAGTAGGTACGAATATTGAATTGTGGTTATCTACGGATTATGGTAATACATACACTTTAGGCGAAACATGGGCGTTTGGTACAGCATATAAATATGCCAGAATAGTACGCAGTGGAAGCAACTATTACGTGAGCATATTTAGATCGGATGGTACATCCAACGGTAGTATAACTACTTATTCTTCGACTGATGGTCTAACGTGGACCTCGAAGGCAATTATAAGTACACCTATCGGCAGTGCCAGGTTCAATATGTGGACGGATAGTAACACGATTTATTTGCTGTGTTATGATAGATTGTTTTATAGCACGGATGGCGCAATGACATTTACTAGTAAAACAATGACGGGAATTACGAATCATGGTTTTGCTAATGGAAGCACGTTTGATGCGACTATGTTCTATGCAGTTAAATTGCAAGGTACAGTGGATTATACGTTAAGTACCATAGTTTGGTTTGATTTACCTGTAGCTGTGTTCGAGCATTATGAACTAACTGATTTTACTACTACACGTAACTCAGGCGATTACGGTGTGTATATGCGGGATAATTTATTTCTACCTTTTGGTGCTACAACACGAATTGTATTACCGGTTACACAGGCACTAGGCACGCAATGGGAATTGGTGCAGACACCGCTGATTTATTTTAAAGAACCAATAGATTCTTTGCATGGTGAGGATGATCCACGTTGGCGTTTTTCTCCAACGCGAGATAAAATTCCGCTTGATCCGCAATACAGATGAGCGAATTAAAATTTTAACACTGGAGGAGCTAATCCAATATGCCTACGCTACCTAGCAACCAGTTTAAAGACGATATAGGTCGTAAGATTATTTCGTTTCCTGCTGATGTGTTTAAAATTATACTCATGGCTAGTGGATTTACGTTTGACCGAGCAAATCATAATAGCTACGCCGATGTTACTGCAAGTGAGCTAACAACTGGCGCGGGCTATACTGCGGGTGGGCAAACGCTAACTGGAGTAACATTAACCCGCGATAATATTAACAATGAGGAACGCGTAACTTGGAATAACGCATCGTGGCTCGCCACGGGAGGAGATATAGTTTCCCAGGGGGCAATTATTTTTGATGATACGGTAACTACTCCAGTTGCTGATCCAATTATAGGTTACATAGACTTTGGCGCGCCCACAACTACGTTTGATACCGGCAATTTTACCATCGCAAACATTGCGGTGGTTTGGTAAATAAGATAACGTATTATTAAGGACGTAGTCAATGGCCGAGAATAATCCAGAGCGTGACGTAACATTTAATTGTAATATAGATGAGCCGAATCGTTGGATCGTTTTAGAATTCGAAGTTCGCGGCGGACCATTAAATGTAGTTTTATTCCCGGCATCAATTCGACTTTTATTAAGACTTCAAGGTACAACGTCGATTGGAATTCCGATTAGAACTGACACTCAAATCTTTCTAGCTTTTCAGCTAAAAGGAGAATTTGTAATTGAATCGGCTCGTAGAAACTGGGTAGGATGGAGTAAAATTGGCAGCGCTAGTTTTGTACTTGATCGAACTAATGACGCTGGTTTTAGGCCGATGGATTGGCGGGGATATGTATTAGCGTTAAAGCAATTACAAAATTCGGCTGTTGTGTATGGTACTAGTGGTGTTACACGAATGTCGCCTAGTGGAATAGCATTTGCATTTAGGAATATATTACCAATAGGAATAAAGAGTAAAGATAGTGTATGTGGTTCGCTTGCCATACACTATTTCATTGATCGAAATGATCAATTTTGGTCATTAACAGATCAAGATTTAAATTTTCTTGGATATCAGGAATACTTAACTACACTCCAAAACCCAATTTTGTATTATGACGAGTATTTAACGCGGGTAATTATTTCCGATGCGCGGGGTGGGTTTATTTATACTGCAAATGGTATGGGTGGCGGATACGGTAATTTAAGTGCGTATTGTTATTTAGAGGGAATATTAGTTACACAATCACCAGGTACAATTTTGCAAACTCCATTAGAGTTTGTTACGGATATTATTGATTTTGGCCGACGTGGACAAAAAACTTTGGAGAGCGTACATGTTGGGACTGATACAGATCAAAGATTGTTTTTGTCTTACGACTACAGATTTTCTAAAAGTTCCAATTTTGTTTCTACCCCTTGGGTTATTGTTAATCCTAGTGGTGTGGGATTCCTTAAATGTGCTGGCGAAGAATTTCGGATTAAAGTCCGTAGTTTTTATCTTACTGAATTTCAAATTGATTATATTAACATTAATTATAAAACTACGGACCAAAGATTTAGCCGAAGTGCGCTAGTACCAATTGCACAGGGTGCTTTCGCAGGAGATTTACGAAGTGATAATACAGCTTCAGCCGGAACAATTGGTCGACGTATGGCCCGCAATCCAGGTAGGCGTTGAACAAGTTGGGCGTATTATATCTGTTAATAGCGGATATATGCCTAATGTGTTGGTCTCTTTGCTTAGCGGAAAATTTCAGTTATGGGCGGCGTTGAATGAACAGAGAGAAACTTATGGATTTATAATAACCTGTGTTAGTCAAGATACGCTTACGAAAGAAGAATATCTAATAATAGAAATGGTGTATGGTTTTAGAAAGAGCAATGATGAAATTGTCTTTGAGACATGGGAATGTCTTAAAGAATTTGCTTTAGCGCAGGGATGTGAATATATTAAAGCAAATACGAACGTAGCCCGCGCCGCGGAATTATTAGAACGTGTTGGTTTTGTAGAAACGAGCAGGACTTTCATTGCGAGGATAAAGTAATGGGCGGTGGTGGTGAAATGACTGTACGATATGCGCCATATTTAGAAAAGACTCATCGGATGCTTACTGGTGTAGATGTTGTACCACCAGTGTTTACTATGAATCAGGCGCTTAACCAAGCTTTTTTTAATTCGCCTTATGCAACTGGTAACGTATTTGAGAGAATTACGCCCGAGCGTGGATTTTTTGGTAATATTGCAGGCGAGCCTTCACAATTTTATAGAATAGAGGACTTTCCTTCGTTATGGGATATGTTTGGTAAATTTATGGGTGGATTAGATTTACATATGTTATGGGGAGATGTATATGAAGATGTAGTACACGGACCAGAAGTAGCTAACAGTATAGCCGCGCACTCAGCACTGCTACGAGATGAAATTGACTCGCGGGTGCTGCCACAATTTCTTATTGGTATGCGAGATATTAATGCTGTACAGGCAACTACATTTGTAATAGGGAAAAGCATCATTTATGACGCGCATGTAAAATCGGTGAATGAATTTGCTGGAAATTTGCGTATTGCTTCATTAGATTTGTCGTACAAAATTTGGTTTAAACATCTAGATTGGTCAGCAAGTGTAGTTGGGGTATATAATGAACTATTTAAATCGTATTATTCAACCAAATTTGATAACGACGCACGACAATTGGAATATGAATCTAAACATAGACTTTGGGATTTAGGATTGTTCGAATATGCACGGGCATTTACCGGGGCATTAAATGGTGCTGCAGCGACAGTAGGACGTAATGAGCCTTCACAGTTACAGAAAAGTTTGGGTGGTGTGTTAAGTGGCGCAGCGGCAGGTGCTAGTATAGGCGGTCCATATGGAGCTGCGGCTGGTGCTGTGCTAGGCTTAGCGGGAAGTTTTATGTAATTAAAATTTTAACACTGGAATAAAGTTATGCAAATAGTAGTCCAACCTACGCCGGTTTCTGGTGAACGTATAGATGACCAAGTGGCTGAATTGCTCCAAGCTGGAGTTAACATTAGTATTGATTACGATGATACCGCAAATACATTAACTATTGCTAGTCCAGGTTCGTTAACAGGTGAATGGGTTTACCGCAACATAGATATAATGGTTGATCCTGGTGCAGGTAATTTTCGTATAAATGCAGCAAGTTTTGCACTTACAACGTCCTTCGCTATATCTATAACGACAGATGGTGGCGTGAATGCTGGTAACGTTTTAGGTGCAATTCAAGTTGGAGATAGTCTGTACATACAGGAAAAGGTTGACTCTGCAATTTGGGCACGTTATACAATTGATAGCATTGTAAACAACACTAGTTGGTACTTATTTGCGGTAACTTATGTTACTGGCGGTACTGGGATGATATCCAATGCTTTCGCCGCTATAATACAGTTTGGTTCTGGTGGCGGTGGCGGCGGTACTGGATATACCGACGAGCAGGCACAAGATGCGGTGGGATTAATATTAGTGGATAGTTCTACTATTGATTTTACTTATAATGACGCCGGACCTTCAATTACCGCAAACTTGCTAACTGGCTCAGTAACTGAAACGCATATTCAGTTAAGTGATAGTACTGCTGATAATGCGGATACAACTAAGCATGGATTTTTGCCTAAACTAAGTGGCAATATGACGCAGGTTCTGACTGGTGCTGGAACATGGGTAACTCCTAGTGGGGACGCGCCTAACAATGCTGAATATATAACGGGTTCAACTAACGCAATACTTACCGCTGAAAGAGTGCTTACTGATACCGCCACAATTGCATGGGACAAAGCTACTGCTGGACAGATGAAAGCTAATTTACTAAGTGGTTCAGTCACGGAAACGCATATTCAACTCAGTGATTTAACTGCGGACAATGCCAGCACCTTGCAGCATGGCTTTTTACCAAAACTCTCTGGCGCGGCTACGCAGTATTTAGATGGCACTGGCGCGTGGACGATTCCACCAGGCGGCGTGACGGACTTTCTTGGCTTAAGTGATACGCCCAATAGCTACGCCAGTAATGCCAACAGTATGGTCCGCGTCAATCCTGGCGCGACGGCGTTGGAATTTATCGCGCCGAGTAATAGCACGACGACGACGATAACAACATCGCTGTCTTGGATAGCATTAAACTCAGGCAGCGGGGCAGCAGCAGATGCGTATTGGTGGGTTGATGCGCTCCCCATTCAGCATGGATGTTATTGGCAAGTCCCATCAAATTATGCTGGAGGTGATGTAACGTTTCATTTTAAGCGTCGTAGTAGTGTGACAGGAACCGCGACAATGTACTGCGAAGGATTCCGGCACCGGAATAACGCTTCCCCTTTAGGGGTGTTAGGACCGATTCAATACAATTTTACTGCCTCGGATAACCTTATTTACGAAGACACTGTTGTATTAGCGTCTGGAAATGTTCAAGTTGGAGATACGGTAAAATTTAATCTCATTCGAGATGGCGGAAATGCTAGCGATACAAAAACTGGACACGTCTATAACGATGGCATGGCCGTGACCTACACCGCCTACGTTGGCGCCTCGTTTGGTTATCCCACGCTGCTCTCTTTAAGCGATACCCCTGATACTTACACTGGTAACGCCAGCAAAGTCCTGCGTGTCAATGCGGCGGCGAATGCGACGGAGTTTGGCGATGCGCTCGGCACCATGGCCACGCAACACGCCAATGCGGTGGCGATTACGGGCGGAAGCGTCGCGCTTGGCGGTGCAACTAGTGGCTTGGCACAGTTGGTGCTTAGTAGTAACCAGGGCAACTCAGATAATCCTTTGGCTTGGACAGCACAGCGCGTATATCCGCACTCAGGAAGTGGATCGAATGTAACGATAGCTGGAATTACTATAGAAGATCCGACCCTAACAGGTGGCAGTACTTGTGGCGGATACCGTGGTTTTCAAGTTCTGAATCCGACTATTCCTATATCCAATCAATGCTACGCTTTCCGTGGGTTGATTGCCGCTGGAGCAAATCGTTATAACTGTTATATGGAGGGCACCGCGCCGAATTATTTTGCCGGAACTGTTGGCATGCAGGCCAGTCCACTCAGCGCTCGGGCTATCACGGTGGCGTATACCGCCAGCGGGGTGCAGTACGGTATCCAGGTGCAGCCATCGACAGATACCAACGCCAAAGCTCTGTTTTTCACCAATGCCTCTGGAGCGGAAGTGGGCTCCATCAGTACGACTGCCACAGCGACCGCGTACAGCACCTCCAGCGATATTCGCCTCAAAACCGCCATTACCCCCATCACCGGCGCCCTGGACGTGCTGCGCCAGATTCCAGCGCGTACTTGGCGCTGGCGTAGTGATAACTCACGCGGCGTGGGATTTGTTGCTAACGAGATTCAGCACCTGGTTCCCGAAGCCATCACTGGTGAACCTGATGCTGTAGACGAAAGCGGTAATATCATGCCGCAACAAATGGATAGCTCAAAACTGCTGCCTTACGTTATTGCTAGCATGCAAGAAATGCTCACGATGATAGAGGAACTCCAGCATGCTTGAATTAATTACACAAGAAATTAGCCGTCTCCAGGACGAATTTACTGCTGGTGAAAATGAATTGCTGCGTTTACGTGAGCGTGTTGCGTATCTCGAAATCACGCTGCACAGAATTGATGGTGGAATTACCGCACTCAAGAAAGTGCAGCAGGAGTGCAAAGATGGCTGTTGACGTATATCCAACAAGTGTGCTCAATGCGACGTTGTGGAACGGGCAAAGTATGCCGCTGAGTATTAGTGGTGGTGGTACTGGCGCAACGACAGCTGCGACAGCACGTAATAATTTAGGCTTGGGCACTATGGCCGAGCAGCATGCGAATGCGGTGGCGATTACGGGGGGGAGTGCGACGTTGAATACGCTCATCGCCAGCGGGGACATCACCGGCCAGCAAAACGTGAACGCGCGGCAGCATACTGTCAGCGATACGGCAGGTAGTCCGCTGACGGCGTTTAACTCGAATCTCTCGGTGGGCAGCGGTCGCTGGCAACTCTTTATGCAGGGCAGCGCCGCAAACTATATCCAGGGAAACATTGTGCTTGGCACCACAGATGTCAGCAATAATGCGAAGGTATTTATGCTGTTTGACAAGCCTACCAGTCATGGCTTGATAATTCAGAATTACGGCGACGACACGTCTGGCAACTCGTCCATTGTCTTTCGCAATACCGCTGCGGCAGTAGTAGGTTACATTATCGCCAATGCCACGAGCACCACCTACGCCACCTCCAGTGATGCCCGCCTCAAATCCGACATCGCCCCACTCACCGGCGCCCTGGAGCGTATAATATCGCTCAATCCAATTCGCTTTTTATGGAAATCTACCGGTGAAGAAGGGCATGGATTTGCCGCGCATGAATTACAGCAAGTTGTTCCAGAAGCTGTTACAGGCGAACCTGATGCGCTCAATGAGGATGGCAGTATCAAGCCACAGCAAGTTGATTTTAGTAAACTCGTACCGTGGCTTGTAGGTGCACTACAAGAATTGTCGGCACGTATTAAAGTGCTTGAGGGAGCGCGCGTATGATAAGCATTATACTACTACTGTTTTTATCAGCAGAAGTATATGCCTACGAAACGTATTACGTAAGTCAACAGGCAACACGTAAACCACGAGGTAATGATAGTCATACATGCGAGCAAGCGAAAAATCCAGCTACATCACGTGCTTCAATTAATGCTGGCTTACAATGCTTATCTTCTGGAGATACGCTAATTATCGGCCCGGGTACGTACAACGAATTGCTAATCTCGCAGCAATCTAATAGCCGTGCCTGCTCTAGTGGTGATTCTGCTGTGCAACAACCCTGTTATCCAATAGTTAATGGTATAGATCCGGATCAGCCTACTAAGTTAATTGCGGCTGGAAATGCTGTTCTTTCACCAGCAGGTAAACAATTTCCTGGTGGTGGTTCGGCAATTACGTTACTAGATTACGCGAGGTTTATTCACGTCGAGGGTTTGAGAATAGTACGTCATAGTAATGCTGGTTCTGTTGGTGGTGTATACATCGGCAATGCACAGCACGTTACTATAACGCGAAATGAATTAGCCGATGGTCAAATTAAGGGCGGCAGTACTAGTAAATACTTAACTATTACGCATAACTATATTCACCACACTGGACTTAAAGAATGCCCCCATAGCGACAATAAGCCTACGCCAAGTGGCTGTCCGCACGGAATGTACGTGTGCGGTACGGATCAAATTATTAGTGATAATCGCGTAGAATATTGCTCTTACTATGGCATTCACGTATCGTGTGAGGGCGGAGGAATTTCGCGAATAAAGATAGAGCGTAATATAGTACGTCACAATAGCAGTGTTGGTATCCGCTGTGCAGGATCAGATTGTACAGTAGCATCAAACCTACTTGAACACAACGGTTCAGGAATTACACTATCAGGTTCCGGATTAATTGCTAACAATACAATTCACGGATGGAAAGAAGCTGGATGGAACGATGATCCTACTGGTATCTGGACAACTTCAGGAGATGGCAGTGGATTTACAGTAGTAAATAATCTGATTACTGAACAAAAAAATGCTTATTTATCGCTGGGCAATTCTGCAGGCGTATCACCAAACCCGGATAAAAATCACCACAACATGTCAGATAAAAGTGGTAACACTGGTATTACGCTAATTGCACCTGTAGAGAATATATACACCGACTCTGCAAGTGGAGATTTGACACTTAAATCAAATTCGCCAGCGATACGAGCTGGAATAACTGTTGCTGTAGAAAGTGACGTACAAGGACAGCCCTACACGCAGCCACCTGATTTAGGCGCATATGTTTTTGGTACTACACCTTTACCAGAACCGCCACCATCTGGAGATTTAATTCTTAATTGTGCAGGCGAATTAGGCGCTAAAGGTGTAATTACTATGATCTGCAGTAAGGTAAACTAACTATGGCTAGAGCAGCCGAACGTGCTATTTATATACGGCAGAAACGCTGCGCTAATTGTGGTAGAAAATCGCTGTTCTCAAATCGAAAGTGCGAACGTTGCGTAATGGATAACCGAATTTATCAGCGTAAACGTTACAAGCAATTAAAACGAGCTAAGTTATGCGTGCAATGCACCATTGCTAAAGTATCTGGCTCGTATGCGCGCTGCGATAATTGTCGTGCAGTTATGCGTTCTTATCAACAGAGACTAAAGTCATGCAGCCAGAACGAGCACGTGGATGGTTAAGTATTATACTTCCTGTCCTACGTGAGGGCGGGCCTATAGTATCGCTAACACTATTACTAATGGGTACTATAGTTGTTTGGTGGCTTATTGGAGCACTTAATCGCTCGCAGGAAATATCCCGTACTTTTTACGAGAAATTAATTACGTGCCTAGATAAGCAAGTTGAACTAGTGCGTGATTGTCGCCGAAAGGAATAATCAGTGCCAAATCCACAGCGCGGCGTTGCTTACTCATTTAGAATAACGCTCTTAGATACGCTTGTTCCTGGCCGTATAAAGAAAACACCTACAATTGCTGCCGGTGATTTTAAGATAAGTAAGGACGCTGGAGCACCAGTTGATTTAACAACACTACCAACCGAGACGCCAGCAGGAAGCGGGTGCATTACCGTGTCATTGTCTGCAACTGAAATGACTGCAGACAAAATTCTTGTTTTGTGGAGCGACCCACAATTTGAGTGGGGTGATGGTTCGGTATTCTTTGACGCACCGTCAGTGATGCTTACTAATAATGACTTAACAAATATTGGAGCACTTAATACTACTGCATTAACCGAATCTTATGCCGCCGACGGAGCCGCTCCTACTCGGGATCAATTGCTGTTTATGATGTGGTCTACATTATCGCAGTTTGTTATTGAGTCTAACTTAATTAAAGCAAAACGACTTGACGGTACAACGGACGCAATGATATTCACGATGGATAATGGGCTTAATCCAACACAGCGTATACGGACTAGCTAATGGCTATTCAGTACATTGTAACTCAGTTACAATCAATACCACATATTGTAACGCGTGGATTCATTCCGTTAATTACGCCCGGTGTTGGATACGGTGAGATTATTGAGCTTGGGCCAGCGCACTTTATTCAAGCGTTAAACGAGACGGCAAATGTAAGCAGAAACAAAGACTACATCACAGCTGTCACTGTGCAGATAGAAGAAACTGCAACAGTTTCGTTACAAAAAGAACTTATTGCAGAGGTTCTCAAAGAACCGCTGGTTCTAGTGGAGCTATAATATGTACGACATTCATAAAAATGCTGTAGGTGTGAAGCTACGTTGGACAGTACTAGATAATGGTGAAACACTAGACGTATCTACAGCTGGCTCTAAACAAGTAAAGTTAGTGAAGCCTGATGGCACGCAGGTAGTAAAGCCGCTCACTAATATTACGGATGGAACTGACGGACGTGTTGAGTACGTAGTAGAGGCAGGAGTATTGAACATTGCTGGCACATACAGGTGGCAATTATATGTAGCAATTAATCCGTGGTCTGATCATAGCTCAAAGGGTACGCTAGTTGTAGGCGATGTATTGTTTTAGCGCCTTAGCTCCTCTCGTGCCACCCGTGGGATTGTCGCTTCGGTACGCTTGCTTGTAAAGCATCCGCTCCGCTGGGATGCTTGACAAGCGCTACCCTACGCTGTGGAAGGGATGGGTGGCCCGATCGGAAAGGCTGCGGCGGTGGGAAGTACCAAGAGAGTCAGTGGCGCGCTATACTGCGCGTCGGTGCGTTGTGGTTAAACTTTAACCAAAGGAATTTATCATGGCAGAAGGTTCAGCAGCCACACAGCAACCGTGGAGTTTTAGCGGTATGTTAAGTGATCCCAACTTCCAGTTACTGCTCGCGAACATGGGTAGGCAAATGGACCCTGAGGGTGCAGGTGGAGTAATTGGTACCGCCGCTGCAAATATGATTAGCAGTAAAGCCGCTCAATCTGCCATCGAGAAACGCGACGCGGCGCGATCAGCACAAATTAAACAGCTTATTGACTTGCACGGTGGCATCACGAAGCCAGACCGTCCTGGTCTGAACAGCGTTAAGGCAACGCCATCTGGCTCGTACACATTCGACCTCAACTTGCCTGAGCCACGAAATATTACGAGCACGCCGGAGTACGGTGCATTCTCAAATACGCTTCGTGACATTGCAGCAACCAGACCGACTAACGTAGCACCAGCTCAGCCACCTGCACGTACACAGACAGCACCCGTGATTACTCCAGCTACTACGGCTCCAGTTCCCGTAACTAATGCACCAGCACCAATAAGAACTGCTGCAGCTAGACGTGATCCCAGCATACTAGATATTGCCCCTTTCTACTAAGCCCCGGAGGATTTGAAAGTGGAAGTCTTGCGGGGCTTAATCCAGAACAGGTTGCAGCTATGGGCCGACTCGACACAGAACGAGAAGCACTGCGACTACGCAGCGTGCAGGACATTATACAGGCACGTAATGTACAAAGTGAGATTGCGTACCGTGAAACTTCAGGTGATTTGAATAAAGCGCAGGCAGCACGGTTACGTGCAGAAGAGCCTCACATTGCCGCTAAGATGCTTGCGGATATTGACCAGTCACGTGAAGCAGCTGGTGCGAGTCGTGCTCAGCGAATCAGTACCGAAACACTGTTGCCAGAACGCGTTGCACAGGAGCGTGCACAGACAGGCCTGTATCAAGCACAATCAAACCGCGTTACTGAGCTGCTCGGTTTAGAGAAGCAGAACATACGAGCTAATATTGAGCAAAGTATGGCAGCTGTTAATGCCAGCAATGCCAATGCTGAGCGCATCCGTCAACTGTATCCGAGAGAGGCTGCACTGCTAGATAAACAGAATGATGAATACGTAAAGCTGAAGATCGGTGGTCAGGAGTTCTCAGCCAAAGGAATGACACTTGCTCAAGAGCGTAACGAGAATATACAGAAGATGATGCAGCTCGAGAAAGAGCGTGCAGAGAAAATAGCTAAAGCGCGCACGGATGCTCGCACTGAGATGAAAGTAGCAACAGATGCAGAACAGAATCTACGCTCGAAGAGACCTGGTGGCTATGCACTACAGAACTCGTACGATGAGAGTGAATTAGCACCTGAAGCTGAGCTGTTTCATGCGACAAGCAAACAGCCGTACGTGTATATCTTTGAGGATAATCCTGGCCGCATCTATTCAGGTACTCGAATGAAGAAGATAGATTTGCCTACTGTAGATGGTCATCGCTATACGGCCCAAGAGGTTTATGACGCAGCTCAGAATTACCCTAGTGGCGCAATGAACGTGCAACAATACCTTGAGCAAGTATTTTATCCAAGCTTAAAGCAGCCGATACCCTGGAAACTCAGGCCCAAAGAGTAAGATTGTTACGGTTAGATTTTAACCATAGCTGGAGATGAAGCTGCGACCAACGGGAGCCCTAGTGCCGCTGATCTCTCTTGTGCTACCGGCGCGATGGCATTTTCCCAGCAGGGGCAATTCCCGTGTTGTGACGACTGGAGGTTCTGCAAGAGAAAAATGGCCCCGCATTTTTCTCTAGCAGGTTCTCCACAAAGGAACTACACTCTCTTGCACCTGCAGGGAGAAATGCCGCTAGCAGAGGAAACGTAAATGTCAACAGTCGCACCTATTGACGTAGAACGCTACCTTCTTCAAGGTGAGCCAGAAAATGAAGAATTACTTGGACGCTTAGGAATAGGCAAAACGCCGCTTGCTCCTAAGAAGCCGGACTTGAATGAAGCATTATTAAATAACTATAATAGCGGCTTACCCGCTGAGCAGAGGCTCAGCCCTGGTCAATTGCCGCCTCAATACGTGCCGCCTGCAGAACCATCAGGCACAGGAATTTCTGGCTATCTACCTAGTATAGATCCTGGCAAAATAGCAAGTGATGTTGGTTCAGCTATTGGATCGGTAGCTGAAAAATTAGTACCAGATACAACACGCGAATATACCGGCACTGGAAGTTTTAGTGGAATTCGCACAGTTCCTACTCAAGCTCCAGAGTCACAGCGTTATACTAGCAGACGTGACCTTCAGCCTGGAGCACCAGGAGCAACGCCGACGCGACAATACTCTCCTGGATTATATGGTACGCTGCAACGATCCACGAATTTTGTGCGCGATATTGCCGAAGCTGGTGGTAATGTACTCGCCGGTGCTGGAGCATTTGCATTTGGTGCTGCAACTGCAGTTAGCGATATTTTGAATACTCAACTTGCACGTGTTGCACGTGGCGGACCAATGGCCGGTGGGCCCGAAAGTAAAACTCATTACCGTGATATATTCAACCGAATGGATCAGCGCATTACGTCACTAACTCCTGAACCACGCTCAGATATTGCAAAGAACGTAAATAAAGCTGTAGGCACTGTAACCGGTTTAATTAAGGATGTAGCTGAACTACCTGGTCGCGCACTTGTGGCAACAGGCGTACTTAACGAGGATACAGCTCGAGTGCTTAGCTTTGCCACTGAACTTTATCTATTCTACAAGCTAGATCAGGGCGTACGCAAAGCTGCTCCAGAAATACGCTCAAAGATTGCTGAATACAAAACTCGTATGTCACGTGCTACAACTGACGCGCAAGCCGCAGCAGCTGCAGAAGATCTTGCGAATGCAGCATCAAAAAATCCTCGACTAAATAACGCGCTTGAAGAAGCTCGTGGAAAGTTTAGAGATGAAGCTGATCGTGAAGTCGGCATGCCACCACGAGGACCTAAGCCGCCGGATGAAGGGCCAGCTGGTGGTGGAGCTGCTGCAGATATAGTATATGATCCAGCTGAATTGCGTGCGTACAAATCAGAGCTAGATCGTGTAACGGATGAATGGGCAGCTGATCCAAATAGAGGCAGTATCATGACGGATTTACGAGAGCGCTTAGGCCGCGTACCTAAACCACAAGGTACACCTAGAGCTCCTGCTGAGCCTACGCGCCCAACACCAACGCCTGAAGCTGCAAGACCTGCTGCTCCTACACCTGAAGCACCAAGGTCAGCTGAGCCTCAAGCTCAACGCGCACCTGAACCTCAGCGTGCAGCACCAACTATGACTGCTGAGCGGCCAGTGCAGCCTGAAGTTGTAGTGCGAGGTGAGACAGCTTTAGCTCCTGTTACGCCTGAGGCACCAAGACCGACTCGTGAAATTGCACCTATCGAAACACCACGTGTTGAGGCTGCAGCTACTGTTGCTCCTGAAACTGTACCAGCACCAGTTTCACCCGAGACTCCAGCAGTAGCTGCGGTATCGCCTACGGCTCCAGAAGTAATAACTCCTACTCGCACTGAATATAGAGGGCCTGCGTTCGCGGCAATAGAAGCAATTCAAAATGAGGAAACAAGTCCAGCTGATCGTAAAACGTCGTTAGCAAACTTGAAACGTGAAGCTCTTAATACTGACGCGAAAAGCGTAGAGCGTGGATTACGGCAGCTTGGTGTAGATGAGGAAACAATTCAGGAGTTAATACCACAACTTAAAAAAGTACGCGCTGCGAAGTCTGAAAGAGGAATTGTGGAGAGCAGTTTATCTGAGCTATCTGAAATGCCAGTTTCAGATGTTAGTGGAGCAGTGAGGGATTTTCTATCTCGGGAAGGTGGGGCTACAATACAAGCTATAGTAAATAGAGTGGGGTTTGCACGTAGTGAAGTTAATGAAGCAATTCAAAATCTTCTGAATGAAGGTAGTATAACTCAAGTAAAGCAAGGTAATTACACTCGTTATTATACCGTCAATAAGCCAGCTGTTCAGCAAGCAGCAACTGAAGCTGTACTAGAAAACGCACCGGCAGGAACTGAAGTAGAAATACCTGCACCTGCAGAACCAGTAATAGATACATCTCCTGTCATTGAGAAGCCTAAACGTAAACGTAAGGTAGTGAAAGCGCCAGATACAGAGCCTCTTATAAATAGGCCCACTCGTAGACCTATATATGAGACAAGTACTCCAGAATCACGTGCCGCAGCAGAACAAAGCGTTTTTGAAGAACGCGCCGTGCGTAAGAATGTAGAGTCATTTAAAGAAGAAATTCAAGAAACACTGCAGCAAATAGGCATGAATCTGGCCGACGTCATGGATGCTTTTAGTAAAGGAGTGCGACCATCACAACTGAGACAAACTCTTATCAGTATGGGACTGCCTGAAGATGTAGCAAGACGTACGGCGGATACAGCTTACTATGCATATACCCGTCCTGTAGTCACGAATGTTGGTTTCACTGAAATAAAATCCGTTACTAATTTAGAACCCAGTGCTAAGGCATCTATATTACCCTTTAAGTACACAGAGCTTATATCATCAGCACCAATACAAGTACGTACTATAGAAGGCAGGCCTGATGCTATTTTCGTTGATACTAGAGGAATGAACGCCCGTACATCACTTGCAAATATTGAGCTTGAGATACAGCGAGGAAGAACGAGCCCTGAATTAGGGCAGGTATTAAAACGTTCCTTACAAGCACAAGCTGATTTTACTGGTCTACCAATCGAGCGTGCACATGAGTTTACTGGCCAAGAACTGATACGTGAAGCAACTCGTGTTGCTGCAGAGAATGACCTTGATTTATACGTAATGAAGGGCAGGAACTATGAACTCGTTCCTAAGGACGTTGTCAGGACTGATGCTCGTCTTAACAGTGGTGACGATCTACGAGCTGTCCCGATTTCTAAGGACGCTGCAGGTGCATACGTTGAGAGTAAAACATCACCTATTGGTCCGGAACAAATAGAAGAAATGTTACGTGCTATAGAGCAAGGCGTGGATATTACAGATAAATTGCCGGCTGATTTGATACCTCACTACAAAGCTATGCGCGAATCAGCAAGAGCTGGCATTGACACGTCTGAGCGTAGGGCGTTCATAGATATACTGAATGATGTGAATACTATGCTTGGTGAGGAAGGTGCAATAGGAGGTAACTGGTCTCGTGAAGCACGTATGGCCGCTCAGCGATTGCAAGCTGATATGCGTAAGGCAGGAAAGAACGTACGAGAATTTCTGTTTGGTGCACGTCCTGAAGATGTAGCAATGTTTGAGCGGTACCTAGAAGGTATCAATAATCCTGAACCTCCAAACTCAACGAATCCGCGTAATATGCGCTTCGATCCTGAGAACGTAATTCCAGGAGATAGAGTTGTTAAGCAGCGCGTTGCAAGTGGCAATACGTACGTACCTTTGTGGCAGAGTGAGGTGCGAGGCATTCAGAATGCACGTGACATTAAGCCGGGTGGTGGTGAGTGGAACTTAAAGCTACCATTGCGCCAGCACAAAGCAGCAGGTACAGAATTTCTCTACTATGCGTATCGCACTGCACAAAAGAACCTGAATGCCGAGCTGAATACTTTACACGCAGATATGGAAGAATTAGGTCGTGGCTTCAGTTCAAAATCACTAGAGAATATTGGCGCTAATGGTTATGCGCGTCAAGGTGGAGACGGGCAACGAATACTTACATATAATAAGGTCACACCTCAGCCGCTTACTTCTGCTGAGCGGCGATTGCAGGCAAATCTTGATGGTGTTTATGCTTACTTATATAATCGAGTAAATGAAGTACGTGCTGCAACTGGACGTGAGCCACTTGCACGAGTGGATGACTACCAAACCTTCGCGCGCACAATAAACGTGCTGAATGCGCTTGGTATTAAAGTAGATCTTGCCCGCGATACTTCCGATTCTGTGCACGCAAAGTACATCAAACATCGAGCAACAAACTTCCCGTACATTGTACGCAAGCATGCATTCTACACGGCCGAAATGAACGCACTAAAAATACTTGATACTTATGCTCAATCGGCGCTGAAGGACATTCACATGAGTCCATTCATTGCGAAGATGCATGAGCTTATTGAAACTAACTTACCTGATCCTGTTACTGGTAAAGAGACGTGGCAACTTAAGGACAATAAACCAGGCCTGTATGAAGAGCTACGTAACTGGACTGACTATATTGCAACCGGTACAAACAAGCAATTCACTGCAACGCAGCGGATGATACTAAATACTGTCAACAAGAACGTTGCGTACGCTACACTATCTGGGCTTATAAGATCAGGTACAATCCAGCTGTCTACATTGGTAAATACTAGCCAAACACTTGGTATACCAAAGACACTAGGATCAGCATTCGAGATGTTAGCCGATTTACCACTAGGCAAGAAGAAGGATTTCGCATTACGTAACAGTGAGATACTCAGCTCACGTAAGTTCATTGATGCCTACAATGAAGTTACTAGTGCATTCGTAGGTAGACGACCAGGAGAATTATTTCGTGCCTTAGGCAGAGGTAACTTAGCTGAACTGCAGCAAATGGTTGGCCGGCCAGGATTCAAGCTGATTGAATTGCTGGATATGGAAGCTGCACTTGTTACGTGGAACGCCGGCTACAAGTTCGCCACGAGTCCGAAGGTCGGATACAATCATAAGGATGCTGTACGCTACGCAGACGATCTTGTGGTGCGTACGCAAGGAAGTACGATGCCAGGCGATCTTGCAGGCATACAGCGTAACCCATTAGGTAAACTTGTCACGCAATTCCAGACGTTCTTGATTAGTGACTTCAATTTCCTGCGAGACGAAGTGCTCACTAAAGGTAAGATTGGTGGTGGAGGTGGTGGGCAGATACCTCCAGGTGGAGTAGCCAGTGGTCCTGGCAGTTGGGAAGAGCCTGGAGCACCACGCAGTAATATGAGATTTATGCGCAACGTAATTGGATTCCTCATCATCACCCAGATCATTAACGAGTTGTACAAACTGCTGCACATTCAACCAGCGTTACCTGATCCTGTTGAAGATGTGCGGAAAGGAATGCAGGCTAGACATTCACTACCACAACTTGCGCTTGATTTGGCGGTAGGACAAATAGAGAGACTGCCTATTATAGGTGGCATGAGGTACGGTAAAGGAATAGCCGGGCCTGCAATAGAAACAGCACGAGATGCTGCACGCGCCTACAGAAATGATCCACTCAGCCCGCCGTGGTGGGAACCAACAGCTACACTTTTAGGTGTACCTGGCACCCGTCAAATAAGTAAGTTTACTAGAGCACAAAAGCGCGGTGAGAATGTTTACGACAGTTTGATGGGCTGGTATTCGCAGGAGCCAACAAGAGGAGCGAGACGTGAACGCTCAGAGAGACGTGAGAGAAGATAGTTTATGGTTAGATTTTAACCATACTCACGACCAACGGGAGTGCGGCTGCCAGCAACTCTCCATACTTCCAGGCCGGCAGATTTTTCCGCCGGACCGCGTCTACTCTCTGCACTGGAGTTGCCGCTGTCAAGGATCCCCAGCGTAGCGGGTCCTTGACAGCATTAGGCAACGTAAGTGCTATAATCAGCAGCGGTCCAGCGGAGTCTTCCGGCCTCAATTGACAACCGCACTTTCTCCACTCGAACTATTCCCGAAGTTAGGATTCGCATATATCTTCTTAGTTAATGGAGCGTAACTCAAAACGCCCATAATCTCAAGTGTTTCTACCATCTTAATCAAATGGAAGTACGTCGTATCGTGCGAAAATCGGTTCATCAAATACCTTATAGTCACCTCTTTATGTCTCAGTATTTCTTCCATTACCATTGGAAGCAGCTCAGCATAATCACTCCTACCAACGCCACTTAATGCACGTGGCATTTGTATCTCAGCTTCATTAAGCATATCGATTGCGTTAACGAAATCCTCACCTCTCAGCTTCATATCGTCGCTACGTGACGCGCAGAGTATCATACTGAGCTTTGTTGCAGTGCTCGCTTTCCTGCTATAATACGCAGCGAATCTTGGATCCTGAATTATTTGGTTCTCCTGAGACTCGTTCAAATACCACTCAGTGCGAGTGAGTATGTAATCTTCTGTAGCAACAAATGGACCAGCTAACAACGAAATCTCTTCTAAATCGCTTCTTAATTTCGCCTTAAGTTCTTCGTTCTCTATTGGCATAGGGACAGTTTTACCTCTCCTATCAGCGAATATAAATAACACTCGACTTGCAAAGCCACCTCCTATTGCTTCAATTGGCAATGCTGCTTGTATTTGCTCAGGTGTGGTTGCAGCCAACATATTTAGCCATGCACCTGTTACTTCAAAGTGCCCACTATTTTTAGTCCTGTACGCCCATGGATCCTTACAATCATACAAGTCAGTTAAATCAGCTAAGAACTGCGAGTTCTTATATCCCAGAAATACTGTCAACTCACTGCTGAAGATTGTCATACTGCAGTGATTTATAAACTTACCATTGCCCAGCTGCGTTGTAGTGAGTGAGGCACTGAGTTCTTTTATAAAATACTCAGGTGACAGTCGGTCTGCAGATAGCTTTAGATTGAGCGGTCTCAGAATGCTGTAGCCAGAAGCCATAGCTGTACCCTTACGCGGCTCACCTGGAGGACCGGTTAATACTATGTACAGATTAGGATACCAAATCTGCGAGCCCCAATGCAAGTAACATTTCCGCTGCAATGCTGCAGCAATAATGCTGACTCCTACCCACTTGCGGTAAAGCTCGCATGGCTCAGTTTCTTCGGTAAAGTAGAGATAAGCATCCAGGAAATTACTCAAGTGTCTCGCCATTCTTATTCTCCTTTTAGACTCATCAATTTAGCTATATCTTCATCCGTTAATTTATCAACTAAAGTACGAGCCGCATATCTATTACGTGCTGAATTTGAAGCGCATTTCTTGCAGTATCTTCTAAACTTTCCGTATTTGTCTCTATACATATGTACGTTATCATCGGATAGCTCATGTCCACGCTTACAATGTGTCTTAGTTTGGGCTTCACTAACGTTATGTTCGCGTGTTACCATTTCTAGATGAAACGGGCTTACACAACGCTTGTTGTGACACTTATGATGTATTACGTAATCTTCCTTTATCTCACCATATACGTGCTCATACATAAGTCGGTGTGCTCTTATATTCTTACCTTTGACTTTAAGAAATCCATATCCCTCCGTTAAAGCACCTATCCATAACCAGCATACTCTATGACTTTGTTCTGCGTCGTCTGTCATTACAACGAAGTATTTACAGAATCTAGCAAATTCCTTGTTTGTCATTTCTTAAACTCCCAGTGTTAGAATAGCGTCCTGTAAATACACTTCCAGTACACGAGGATCATTACTAAACTTCGTGCCTTTCAGCTCTATACCTTTGTTCTTGTTGAGACAACTATTTACTACCAGATCAACAGGCACGACAAACTGGGTTCTGCCGAACTCCAGCGGCTGTTCTAGAGAACGCTTAATCGCAGTCAAGATACGTGCGTGATCTATCAGTGGCAAATCCAGCGGCACTTGTATACTAATTGAATCATGTACTTGAGTTAACAGCTCCACGCGTTGGAACAACGCATCTGAGTTATAATAAACGAAGTTCAATCCCCACTCATTTACTAGGTCTCCACATGTTCCTTGCGGTATACACGAGTAAGCTTCATTGAGCAATTTATCATCAAGCTTTCCTAGGAACGTAATTCTTCTACCAAATAGATTAGTGAGCGTACGGGTTGCCTTAAGCAACCCTTCTACATACTTCCAGTATCCACCTCTAAGTCCTGGATAAGCAGAATGGTATCTATCATAAATGAACTTAGCTTCTTTTTCAGGGATTTCATATAGCAAGCTGAAAGACTTGTAACCAAAACCGTAATTGAAAGCATGGTTGGCACGCTTTGCCCAATCGCGCTCACTGTAAGTTCCATTACCAATGGTACTCGATCCAGGTGCGTTACTGACTTCATCGTAAGGCTTATTAAAAATGAGTGCTCCCGTTTGTCTGTGTATATCCAGACCTTGTTCATATACTTCCTTCATTTGAGTGATGTTTCCAACGTACGCGACAATGCGCGCCTCAATCTGCGACATATCAAGTGAATAAATTACGTATCCAGAATCTGCGACGTAATAACTCAGTACATCATGTGGTACATTTTGTAAGTTTCCACCAGTACCGAATATATTTGCACTCGAACTAATCCGCGAGAATCGTGTACCTACTGGATTGTAGCTACATCGCATCCTACCATCATCGTCAACGTTCTCGACATTTAGAAATGTTGATGCCTTCTTACGTAAACGTCGAATCTCGAGGATCATACTAGCTTCTTTAAATCCCTTATTCGCTATGCGTGTTAATGCCTCCTCATCTGTAGTAGGCTTGCCATTCTTATTTAAATAAGGTGTAACTCCACACTTACCATAAAAGTATTCCGCTACTTGCTGCGGGCTATTTAGGTTAAAGGCCGAGCTGCCCATAACCTCGAACGTTTGTTGCGTTAATTCATCAGCTTCTAACAAAGCATCTCTGGACGCTCGCTCCATTCCTTCTTTATCCACTTTAATTCCACGCTCCATCATATAACTCAGAGGTCCAATGAGTTTTATTTGTCGCTCATACGAGTCGTAATTACCACGCTCTTCGAGCTCGGTGAGCTGTTTAGGAAACGCATCAGCGCATACTGCGCTATCTAGGCAGTTATAATTCCAGCCCTTGGCGTAGTCGCCTATGCCAGTGAGCCACAACTTTCCGTCACGTTTGTAGTAAGGTATATCCGTCCACATTGACGTAATAAATTCAAGTGATTTTCCACGGTACGTTTTACCTCCGAAATCTGGGTAGAGTATATGCTGAGCTACCATAGTGTCAGCAACAATATTACGAGTGCGTATACCATACTTGCGTAATAGAAAGTGCGAATCGAAGATAATATTCTGTCCCCCTTTCATCCAGCTGGAATTGCTGAGCAATTCTTCAATGCTCAACATTAGCTTGTATTCTTGCTCAGCAGTAAAATAGTCTCCGTTTGCATCTACAAATGGTATGCACATTACATCATCGGGCGATGTGCAGAAGCTAATACAACTCAGTTCTTGGGTCTTTGGTGTTAACTCTATATCATAGTATACAATTCCACCATCCTCAGCACGTACCTTACAACGCTCCAGCCATGTAAGCGCTTCATAGAAGTTTGGCTGGATCCTCAATCTTCTGTCCGCTAAGCGAATCTCCGGAAATTCAGACTCACTACGGACTTTCTTAAGGTCTATAGTAATTAGATATTTAGCCAGGTATGCAGCTGGGTTCTGTAGTACCTTCTCATCTGTATACACAGCTGGATGCAATGTAGGAATGACTTTGCGCCCTGGTAAAAGCGTAGACTCAAGCACACTTCCACGCCAACTATTAATGCCAGTTCTATCACATAGAGCGAACAATGCAGTATTGCCAAGAGGCACAATGATGTTAGCGCGACAATCCATAAGCTCATCACGTAGCTCCTCTATACACGCCTTTCCTAGCTGCGTCGCGGCAGGATTCTTACCCTTCAAATTAAAATAGCGTTCTAATTCAAACTCAGTTTGTTTCACTACGTTCGTCAGATAACAACCACCTCGTGGTATGCGAGCATTCTGCAAACACTCATTTAGATTACGACCGGCGGGGCCAGTAAATGGCTTGCTGTATCTAGCTTCGTACTTTGCCGGCTGCTCGCCAACAATAGCTATTTTGGAGTTGAGTGATCCATCAGCTGGAACGTAAGGCATCATTATCTCCTAGTTGTTGTGCTATCCAACTAAGCACTTTTTGCTTGCACGCAAATACTATATCTAAATCCATTTCGGGAATAGGCTTCGGATATAGTGCATCTATCAGTGATCCAGCAATTACTAATTTGCCTTCTCTACTTAGAGATTCTATTTGTCTAAGTAATATAAGTGTTCTATCAGCATCTATCATTTAGCCGTTACCTCCTCAACTAAACGCTTCACGTACGCATTGTAGAAATTCTGACTGAGATCGTAGCCAACGGCTTTATGTCCCTGTTCAAATGCCGTGACTATTGTAACTCCACTTCCTGCGAATGGAACTAGTATATTTGACCCGGGCCAAGCGAAGGTATCAATGAGTTCCTTCATTAGCGCCCGTGGTCTTTCTGTAGGATGAATACGCTGTGATGATGGCACTCCATTAAAGTCAAATATATTTGAGCGGCCCTGCTTGCGTAACTCTGCATTACCTTTACGTCCATAGACAAACATCTCATACGCATTTCCAAGGTTCGTTCTCATGCCCATTGCCTGACCAGCACTTTCACCTTTCTTCCAGATTCCAGGTATATGAACAGTAGAGAACTTTGCACGCTTCATTGCGTCCAGTGCCCTATTCAAATGCTGCGGGCCGCACCAGAGGATAATGTAGGCATTCTCTGCCGCTAGTTTGTAGCATTCTTCGAGCAGCTTATTCAAGAACATTAAATAATCCGGGCCAGAAATTTCCTTATAATCATGCTGCAAACTGAAATCAGTTTCACCATCAGCTCGCTGCTCTGGTAGATCAATTCCATACGGCGGATCGCATTCTATAAAATTGAACTGATTAGGTGCGAGTTTATTCTCGAAGAAATCTCCTACTATGTAGGCTGCGAGTGGATCATCCGGGCTTGTCATTCTGCCTGAAAGGACGGCGTCTTTCTTAGCTTCAGACACAGCCATCTTATTACTGATAACATTCGCAAATCGTGTCAGCTTTTTCATCGCAGCTGACTTATTTTTCTCCTTATCCAATTCAAGTTCAGGCAGAATGCGCATTGCTTCAGCGAGTTTCATATCCTGTATGACTGTAGCATGACTAACACCAAGTGTTCGTGCCGTATCACGTATTGAGTGTCCAGGTGCATCTGCAGTCTTTGCTATTTTCCTACCGTGAATTTCAACCAGTGTTAGATGAAGCTTCTCTTTCATCTTCACTTCTTCATCATAGTTCAAATTCATACGGTCAAGATTCTCGAATAATTCAACTGCCTTCAATTCCAGCTCAGTCATTGGCGTGTCATATATGCGGCAACTAATCTCTTCCCATTTCAGTGCAGTGCAAGCCATAAATCGACGCCCACCAGCAACAAGTTTATATGGTGGCTCACCATTTGCTGAGTACACTGCAATGGGGTGAATTAGTCCATGCTTCTGTATGGACGCTGCAAGTTCAGGTATAATACCATAAGCCTGACGCCCACGTGCATCTAGATCAACTTCAATTTGAGACATCGGAACAACGCGCAGGATTCCTAGTTTCACAGTAACTCCTTTTGCATCTTGGCTGCTAGAGTATAATAGAGATCAGCGAGCTGTTTATCGCTCAGTTTATTGAGCATAGCTTCTGACGGGAGTTTCTTCTCGCGTACTTTCTCAGGCGTGAATCGTCTACGCTCACGTATGGTGAGAATTAATTGCAAGCCTTGAGATTCGAGGCTTGGAATGGATAGGTCATCTATGTTCGCCATAATTACAGCTCGTTCCTTTCCTCAAGGTGGCTAGTGATTATAGCACTTCGGTCGTTTGCTTGTCAAGGCCGCTTCGCTGGAGGCAGTGCCTTGACAAACACTCCCTTCGCGCAGGGAAAAGGCGCCACCCTTCGGAAGAAAAACGACCGCGCTGGTAGTACAGAGAGCAGCTGGTGGCAGGCAGCGCACGTTGTGCTTCGGTTGTGCGTTACGGTTGACTTTTAACCAAAGCATTTTTATCCTCCATTATCTGCCGGTAACTCACCCGCTTTGATAGCACCGCTATTATAAACAAGTCACCAAACTCATCTAGCATGACGACTGTGTCGTCTACGAGTGCACCAAAGAAGCGTTTCATTAGCCCGTACTCTAGATGATCCTTCAGCTTACAATACTGTTCATCAGTTACCTCAAAGGTTATGCGTCGCATAGTAGCCGCGCTCCTTAAAGGAGGAAGCCGCAGCCTCCTCCTCAAAGCTAACTTACTGACCTCTTACCCACCGAGTAACCTCATTCGAGTCACCATATTTAGGATCACTTCTTACTCCTAATATCGCCCAGCCTTCCTTACCGACCCAATCATTAGTATCATTTGCTGCTGTCTTGTCGATCTCAAATGCTTCGCAGAATCCACTAAGAAACTGTTTCAGCATGAACACTCTCTTGTCATTCATACTCGCCTTAGGGAAGTGGCATTGCCAGTACACTTCCTTCACGTTAGGTTCATCAGCTACATCCAACCGTATCTGTAGCATCTCATCACCATTACGATCTGGCTTGATGCTAACGTCAAGTATCCTCAGTTTCGCCTCAGTGCCGGCGGGCAGTATCTTCAGTTCTGGCAGATCGTCTAGTCCCATGTCTGAGAAATCAATAATAGGCATGACTTTTCCTTCAGAAAAGTGGTTCGGTTTAATTACTCTGGTTTCTTCGGCAGTTTTCTCCATAAGCAATGGAGGCTTACTTGAATCCCAACGAAAATCATCGTCTGTGGGTTTAGCACTTCTCTTCCGTGGCATTACTCTTATTCCTTGTTAACATTTCCTTTCGACACTTTCGGCACTTGCGTTGTACTCCATTTCGACCGCACCATTTAGAGTATATTATATTCTCCTCTGTAAATTCGTGACCATTTTTGCAGTGTGTTTTGGCGCTGTTATAGTTCTCCTTTCTAATAGATGCACGTGATTGGTTATCTGCTCCATTTACCTGCTGTAAATGATCTGGATTAACGCAGTGTTTAACTGAGCAGATATGATCTACCTGATTATTAGCAGTTATTTCTCCAACGTAGTGTTCATAGGATAGTCTATGAGCATAATGCAACCTGGATTTCCCAGAACTATTATCCCACAGTAATGGATATCCAGTTCCATTTGTTGCTCCCGTCCACTCCCAGCACTCAGTAAGTTTATTGATACTCACTTTTTTCAGAAAGAGAAATAATCGCTTCTCAGTCATAGGAAGTCCTGGTCAGTTGGTTTTGCACTACGTTTGCGAGGCATTACTTACTCCCGAACAGCGACGGCTTATCTTTGATGTCCATACCACATTTCTTGAGTATTGCCTTAATATCTGGCGGCTCGTAAGTATCGAGCTTGCCAGCAGACAGGCGACTACTTGCCATGTACCTACCAGTTCGTTGCGTGATTATTCTATACTCAATTCCTTTCGAGGATTGTGTTGTATCTGCTACCCACACCTCAGTAAACTGCAGCGGTATGATGACCGTGCCTTTACCAGTGGTGGAATATCGGTACTCTATACTGCCTAACACATCATCCTTCATTGGCTCTAGGTGACCTGTAACGATAACATCACAGGGAAGTGCCAGTACCTTCTTTAGCCAGTTATGAATAAGTACCTTTTGTGGTACGTAATCTTTTGTGAAGAGTGGTGCAGTGCCGGCGCGTCCATCCTTCGCTAGGATGAGGTTCATTATGTTCTCGGCCCATACCGTACTTGAATCAAGTACATATGTACCGAAGTTATCGAAGTACTTTGCTCGCACCTTCTCTTCAAAGTCTCGAGTCCACTGCTCGAACATAGTAGGTTTGAGTGGATCTTCTTTCTCGTACTTAGTTTCAGCGAGAATATCACCTTTCTTCTTAGCTTCGCGTAAGCACAGTGTGCCGCCAGGATCGAAAGAATCAATATACACTGGCAGACGTGCAGTACGTGCTAGGTACGTCTTACCTACTCCTTTCTCGCCCAGCAATAACAAATTGTAGCGATCTTGATTCTCGTCTTCAAGGTACAACTTTCTTAAGCGTTCGTTCTCGAGTCGTGCATCAAGAGGCATTTAATCACCCTCCAATCTCAGCTTCGTTGAAGCCGGCCTTAATACGCTTCTCGTAACAGCTCGGACACTCTCTAGAAATCTCACCAGTAATATCACTGCACCAATCTCGCTCGCATTGCCAATCGTTACCACAATCAGCGCAGAAATGAGCGTGTAATTTAGGCATTAGTTGTTTGCTCCTTTGTTAAGTCAACAAATGTTTTAGCGCCACTATCTACTCGTGGGTCCCACACCTCGTGTACGAAGCCTATTGGAGGCCGCTCGCAGCGTTGGAGTGGATTCGACCAGCTCATGCAGAAGTCGAAGTATGGACACTTTCTATTGTAGTCAAAGCATGCCTTCTCATTCATTGGGAAGGATTTCATTACCTGCGAATTGGAGTCATCAGCAGTAAGTAGATATTCCATGTCGTACTTGAGTGCGTCATACCAACTAGCTTGACTGACGAGCCATGCCTGCATCTGACTTAAATTCTTCTCAACAATAGCCTCATCGAACTCAGATGGTCTAGCTTTGTAAAAGAAGGAACATCTTACCCTAATACCCCCTACTGAATTATCCTCGCCGAATAAACAGTATAGTACATGTAGGTACGTGAGCATCTGCGTACTGAGTAGCCACTGTTCTTGCCAGTTGCTCATTCGACGCTGCGAAGTTTTGTGGTCAAGACAAATTACTTTATTATCTCTTCTCCTCTGCAATAGTGCATCAAGCTTGAAGAACATTGGGGAGTCTGGCGCTATCAGTACTGTGCCACCTATTTCTGTGGCTAGTACTAGATAGTCTTGAGCATCCGTGCGGAATCGCTGTGCATATTCAACGAGAGTCTTGCGAGCATTCTGTGGATCCTTCGGAGCGAAGAGTCCATCAGATTCACTATCTAACTTAAGCCGGTAGGATTGATAGAACAACTCGCATGCCTCTTCAACAGCTTCTTTAGAGTACTGCTTGTTCAGTAAGTGTTCAACTGCCAGATGCCAACATGAGCCGAAGTGTAAATGGTTATTTACGTAATCTTCACGCCATTGTAGTACCTGTTCGTAGAAGTAACGACGCGGGCATGACATATACACTGACAACTTGGAGGGATCTATTACACTCCATGTATCCTGTTCAGGAATTAAGTCCAACAATTTCACTTTCTTTTTCCTCTCTAAGGATTACAGTTCGTTTAATATACTTTGACGATGCCGCGTCGAATAACAGCAGGTTTAATCTACCGTGCTTCAACACGAACAGTGAGCACGCTAGTGAACACATCACTGATAGGCCAGTGATTACGATGTAGTCTTCTGAATCGCTCTCCTCAATAAAAGGTTCAAAGGTACGGATCATGTTCGATACTGCGGCGCGGCTGAATGGTTCATTGCTCATGAATACTAGCTCGCCATACCTCGCTGCAGCTTCCCAGTTATGATAGCCCTTAGCAGGAATGAATACTTTATGTTTCTCACTCACTTAGACTCCTAAAGGAGCCAGTGTTTGCTGGCTCCCTTTGTTAATGTTAGTTAGCGATTACGCCGACGGCCTTCCGCTGCCTGTTCTGCGGGTGTAGGTTCCGGAGCTGATTCTCCTCCGTTAACTCCAGCAGTGACAGCTGCGATCTCTTCCTCAGTAGGCTCAGATGAACCATTCTCGGCAGCAACAGGAGCTGCCTGACCACGTTTTGCGAAACGCTCCTGGATCAGGCGGTAGATTTCTTCCTGTCGCTCAGGAGTCCAGTCATCGAAGTTCTCAGCGATCACCTTGGCTGCATCAACTGTTTTAGTTGAGGCACGAGTGCTAAGCGATACGCCTGGCTTCCAATTATCCATCTCCATTTGGATACGTTCTGCAGTGAAGCCAGCAGAAAGCATCTTACGAGCCGCAGCCTGCGCGTTAATAGTAAGTGCACGCTTAAATAGCTCGTGCACATTCTGCTCATTTTGATCCTGGCGATCAAACATCTGAATAGCTTCAGTAATATTCTCACTGAAATTGTAAGAGAACTTTACTTCGGGGCGGCCTGCGGTAGCTACAGAAACTTCTTCACGAATCATGGTACAATCTCCACTTGTGGAATAAAGTTGGTTTCACGAAGCAACACGCTTCGTTGACTCTGTTGTAATTGTAACACGGAATTTGTAAGCTGTCAACCATTATTTTGCATACTCAGAAATTTTTAGTCTCTAGGTACTCCTTATACAATGCAGCTCGTGTAACTAACGCATCACAACCAGCTGCGGCCTCTAAGTGGGATAAGTCCTGGTACTCAACCATTACTAGCGAACCATTCTGAAAGTAAGCCTCCTTTCCATAAGTACGCAGTGCACGTATGGCATAACAACGTGCGCATAACAGCATATTGTCAAGTACGAATACTGGATTAGTGAAGCAATCATGCTTGCTCAATCGTCTAATCCTTTCCAGCATACTTTGCGAGTAATGGACAGTATACTGTTTGGTCCTCGTCATGCACAAAGTAACTCACGTCATGCGACGTAATTAAGTAAACTGGCTGACTGCAATGTGGGCACGTAAAGGAATCGCCAGGCGATTCTTGCAGCTCGAATGCCAGCACTGATCGGCCATCAGCATTCAATGCACGTATCATAATTACTCCTTGAAATAGGTTGTACAATAGTCATGCCAAAATTACCGTGTATTATCTCTTCCATCATTTCAGGAGAAAGAGAACGCCTCCATATTCTGTAGCGTTCTTTATTGGGAATCACCCAGTGCCCAATTTGATTCGTACATCTAAACAAGTAACATTCTAATAGGTATGCTTCCTCCCTTCCTACAGTAGGGTGTGTCCATACCACTTCCCCAAATCCGTATCTCATAATAGATCTAGCAGCACTCTCTTTCATCTCTTGATGCTCACGTACTCGACGAAGTAAGTTCGAAGTACTTCCTATATAGTGCCCATCTTTGTACCTTAGTCTTATAACGTATACCCAACAGTACGATTGTAGTTTGCTAAGGTAATACGTACTTATAGAGCGCATTTAATTACCCACTTCGGTTAAACTTTAACCATTGCGGCCAAGCTTAGCTGCAATCATTGCTAGTACTGACTCTAGTTGATCATCTGGCACTTGATCTGTGATGCTAACGCGCGGGTCAGCCGCCCTCGGCTGAGCGGACATTTTATGAGTTTTCTTGTTCGCCTTAGGTTGCAGTGGCTTCTTATACTCGCGGCCTTTCCAAGTAAGTGCACCAGCCTGCGAGAACTTCTCGTATGCATGTAGCATGATTGCATCATGCTTCTCTTTCAGGTGTGGAATGTGACATGCCTGGCAGCGACTCACATTGCAACACTTTATTAGACTCGTAGAGTCCTCGCATCTATGACCACCTTTGGCCATGTAAGTGATAGCACGCCGCTCGTTCGCTGGCAGTTCGTTAAGCATCTTAACTAACAACTCACGGTCCATAAGAAACTCCTTGCTTAGATTATGGTACTATTATAACATATTTCCACAGCAAAGTCAAGTCATCTTGTTATTTTGGCTAGATTCCTTCCAGTACCTCAGTGAGTGGTGCGTCATCAGCATACTCGTACATTGCCATTTGATTGCAGATGCAGTGTACGTAGATTGTGAAACTGCATCCTACATGCTCATTACCATAGGCATCTTTGCGCTTAGCAAAGGTTTCACCTTGCACTTCACAGGTAAATTCATCACGGCAATGATCTTCGTGTTCATTGATGAAGTCAGATACATCTTGCTCAAATTCTAACTCGAACTCAGTGAGGCTGTCGGTGCACGCTGAACAGAATAGATTGAATTGAACAGTACCTTCAACTTCAGTTGCACTGCAAAAGTCAATATCTGAGTCTGACCATTCACCGTCGATCTCGAGCTCTTCGTGGCAGAGTGGGCATAACATCGCTGATGTTCCTTTCAGTTAATTGCCTGTTACTTCGGCGCGGGACGTGCGCTTGCCGCGCCCAGATAAGTTAAATGAAATTACTCTTACTGAACTCAGTTCAGTCATTAAACTCCAGTAAACGCAGCTGCATAAAGCAGTCAGCACAGCGCTTTGCAGTGTGGGGCTCACTACAGAAGCACTCAAACGCTTCATGACAATCGGTGCACACATGCACGTGAGAGAAGGTGATCTGGTAATTCATACTCGCTCCTTAAGGCTAGAGATTGCTAGTTGCCTTGTGCAACATTCATACGTAATTGTACCACACGAAACGGTCAGTTGTCAAGTAAAGGGTATATTTTTTCTCCTGTAGATAAGTCAAAGATTGAAGCCTCAGGAAAGTGAGTGTTAAGCCAGCGTATGAGATTCTCTTTAGGTTGTCTGGAGAATACACGCAGTACTGGTGCAATACTCGTAATGTATCCGCTTGGATTAACCGTAACTAAGCAAGTGAAATTGTTAGTAGATATTTGTAGGTCCATTAAAGTATACTCCTATTTGCCTTCGGATGCTATTTCCCTAGCAGGGCTACTGATTATGCGCTACTGAGGTTGCTCCTTCTGTCAATGGAAAACTTGGAAAAACCACCCAAGTTTTCCAGTGACAGCGCAACCTCATCCGCTAAGAAGGTAATTCGCCCTGCCTGGGAAAATGCATCTGCGGCCTGGAAGTGTGGGTCAGAGACAGTAGGGTCGCGTTGCTCCAGGTTTGTTACGGTTACATTCTAACCACAGTGATTAATCAGTTCTGTTAATAGAGGCCTCAGAGCTGAAGGCTGTTCCATATCTTGTACTAAGCTTAGCTAGGTTGCCTTCTGCAATGTCATCCAGAGTGATGCCAAGTGCTGTACAGCACTCTGCAATATACCAGAGAACATCGCCTAATTCAGACGCTAGATTGTCTAACGCCAGTTGATGGCCGTGATAGAGCCACTTCTTGATAATGTCAGCTACTTCACCCGCTTCACCATTGAGGCCTAAGGTTGCCATAGTAATATTGCCGCGATAATCTGGATACTTTGCAAACCGTGAAGTTTGGTGAGCTAGTTCTTGATAGGTATTTAGATCCACTTGTTTTGTACTCCAATGGTTAAAGTTTAACCAAAGCAGGTATTTGGTACGTGTATGACCGAAGGCAAAACTTGCCGCCTTGGGACTACAGATGCCCCGTTGGTGCTTAGGCGCCGTTTAGATTTTTTTCCGGAGGAGCCTGTTCCTGCTTTTAGCGAAGTGAGCAGGTTGTCAAGGCGCCTCCAGGCCGCTAGGCCCCTTGACAAGCAGCGCAACAAGCGTCATAATCTCCCAGGCTCCGTAGGAAAAATCTAAGCTAGCCTAATAACGTTTGTACATTGTGTAGTTTGCAAAGTCTTCTACACTTTTCTTTCTGTCATTCTGTGCTTGTGCAATTAATTGCTTAGTATCATTCACGCCTCCACTTTTTGGTAATATTGATTTACCATATCTACGATAGTACCATTTTAGGTATCTTTCCAATAGTAATGCATCCGCTCTTGACTCACACGGATAACATTCTACTATCGATTTAAAGGTGTATTTTCCAGTAATGTATGAGCCTCTCCACCCACCTTTGTGCTCATGCACTCTCGTCATTAGGTTACGTGTGCTTCCTATATACAGCACTTCAATTTCTACTATATCTAGGACGTACGTCCAAAAGTAACGTATCATGTCCTTTCCTTTTAGCGACGATATTCAAAGAATCTTTCATAGACTATAGAACGAAGTTCCCTTTCAAACTCTATTTGTTCGTAGAGTCTACGCTCTTCCATTTGCTCTAATGTGAGTAGTGTTTGATTGTTTCTAATTAGTCGTACATAACCCTCTAGCTGTGGATTCTGGTCAGAAGTCAAGCCGCACCTCCTGGCTAGTCTATGGAACGTAATTTATTCAACTCTTCTCTTAACTGAGTATCACAACTCTGCGTCGAAGACGCATTATCTAGTAACGCATTTTGTTGTAGGTAATGAATGTACACGTTGTGTACTTCGTCTAGAATGTCACGTAGAGTAAGCTCTGGTCGTGCGCTTGATATATCAGCTAGGGATCGTAGATCCCTTTCTAGGCGTGATCGTACTAATGCACGAAGGTCCAGCAGCCTCTCGTCATTAGATTTAGTCATTTACTATCTCCTTGACCATTATTTTCCTTTAGCAATTTTTGTATGTTGGGATACTTGAGAGCCTTTTCAGCTGCTTGCATCATTCTGGCATCGTCAGATGCCGTCCATTCAGGTTGTTTACCACGTTGTTTTGGGTATTTATTAAATTCCTCCATTTCACCGAACGAATCTTGCTGTAAATTGCGTAGCAATTGTTTGGCTTTCCTTTCACCAGGATTAAGTGAGGCTCTGAACATATGCTGTAGTATTTCAGTTGCTTCGTGTGTTGATTCTATAGGCGGTACTCCTTGCTTATTTAGCCATTCGTCGAATACATCTACTATTATTCGTATCATCTCACTTAAACTTCTTAGATGTGTGCCAGATTCTTGTATATGCCTTGCGGCTCTGGCTAGTTTTGTGCGTTCTATTGTTGAGTATACTACTGCGTCTGATTCTTTTAGCAATTTAATTCCTCCTCATCCCACCAGTAATGGAATAGCATTTCTGAACAGAACGCTTCTATTACACTTTCATCTATGTACTTACTAATTTGGTGACAGAAATGCTCTGTCCAAAATGCTGATTTTCTGTTGGGCGTTATTATTACGCCGCATAAATTACCCTTTACACCTGGTGCTAATTGTCCGTAACGTAAATGTTCTTTTATTCTCCTCTCTAAATTGTTAGTAGATCCGATGTATAGACGAGATGTTTGCTTGTATTTAGTTCTTATAAAGTATACGTATGCTTTGTTCATGAGTTCACCAGTTCATGTAATCAGCCTATTGACCGGCGGTGGTTGTTACGTATGTTCTATTACTTACATTCTGCTTCTTTCTCTATCTTCTATGTATTATTACTAATATATATTTAGTATATATATAATACTTATTAGAGAACTAACGGAGATAGTATAATATCACTACTAACATCACCCCCCCGGTCACCATGCATAGCGCATGAATGGCTGAACACATGAAATTATATCAGAAATAAATTGGGTTGTCAAGTATACTCAAAATTTTAAGCCTAATCATCATGCTATGGTTAAAATACTACCAAAATATGCTATTTAGCATGTAACTTACGCTCAAATCCGTGACTTGACATTTCATTCAGAGTATGATATAATCTACATGATTCGAGTATCGTCTATGAGATTGTATTACATTTGTATTACAAACTAAGGAGTGTGCTGTATGTTTTTAGATCGTCTATTAGCTAAAATTTCCCCCCAACGCCCCCGCGTGAGTAACGAATATAAGTATGTCTATGCATCCTGTGATCCGTCTAAGTGTTATTATTGTAGCCTACCAGCAAAAGCTATGGATCACGTGCTACCAGTCTCGCTAGCGCGTCTAATGCCTTATTTTGAGTTCTCTAGTGAACTCCTGCAACTAGTTCCCTGTTGCACACGCTGCAATTCCATAGCCGGCAATAAGTTCTTCGCGTCTATATCTGCCAAGCGAAAGTATATTCTCGAGCGTATCTGTGAACTGCGCGTGCGAGCTCAATATGCTGAGGTGCTGTCTAAGTTAGATAAGTTACTCTCTAATTGAGCTGGTATTCATTGGCGGATATTCATTGGCGGATATTCATTGGCGGATATTCATTTATGGATACTGCTTACGTGTGTAGGCGCAAAAAAAGGGCTGGTCTCAGCCAGCCCATTATTCTAGTATCCTAGTCTATACTGTGCTATCATGCCTAGTAGGCAAATAGCAAAGAACATAATTATCAATACCCAGCTGTCATCCATGAGTGTTCCTTTGAGGCGAGTTCACATCCTCGCCCCGCGTGTGAGTTATCTACCGTGCTGATACCATGCGTCAGTCACGAAATTAGCCTCAAGATATGCCACAATTGGCAACAGATGATTAGACTCAGCGAATATCTCCCTGCACTCTTCAAAGGACTTGCCTATAGCCAGCATAAGTCCTATAGAATTGTACCAGCCGTATACCCAGTTGTCAGGATCAACTTCCTGTCCTAGGTATGCGCAGAGCTCTTCATCAATCAGTGTTAATTGAACTGGACCAGCTTCCAGTTCAGTTTTGCGAGTGAGAGTAAAACAGTTAGGCATAACGGTTCCTTTCTGCGCTGGTGCTCATCCCAGCGCGATTGCTAGTTATTCTTCTACGCTGTTTGGCGCGAACTCTTCAAACAATTCCTCATAACACTGCGGGCATAATGCAGTGTTTTCGTCGACTAGAATTAAATCACTGTATACATGCGAGCAACACATAGTACAGTATCCAGACATTTCTTGTTCACCTTATGAGTTGGGCTAGTGCTCATCCTAGCCCGGTTAGTTGTTACCTACGCGCCTTCAGCTCAGTCTGCACCTCATGACGCATCGCGGCCAGATGATTCTTTATGATATTGAGCATAGACAGATCAGCATGTTTATCGCTCAGCCTTACCAGGTCTTTTAGTGCCTCAATATCATGTCTCAGAATGTTGGCAATGGCTTGTGCCACCATTGCATCACGGTCATCGACCTGCTCGTCCAAATAATCGTCAGCATGATAGGACATTTCTTATTCCTCTTGTCAATGAGTTGTGCATTGGAACTCGCACCATGCGAGTAGCTCTCACGCCACGTCAAGGCTGCACTAGTTTGTGAGAGTTAGGCTAGTTCTCATCCTAGCCCGTTCTTGTTACACCTTATTTTTTGCCCTTTACCTTCTGAGTTTTTGGTTCATCCTCGGCAATTGCTGCCATTTCTTGTGCTGCCTTGGCTTGCATTTTAGCCTGCAGCATGGCAAACAACGCCTCAGTCTCAGCGTCAGACATTGCGGATACCTTGTCCTCAAGAGTCTGAGTGTACTTGCCATCCTCGTCTACTAATACTCGCCTACCTGTAGGAAACTTTCCGTCTCGTGCCTTAGTTTGCAGTGTACGCTTGACGGATTCACCGCCACGTTCCAGCAGTTTGCTGAGGCTAGAGAACAAAACGGTTGCTTGGTACTTCACAATCGGCTTGTTCTTGTTACCCTCAACATGGCACTCGAAGTCAATGTTTACCTTCAGGTCAGCTGCGTCATAAGTAGGCATAATCCAGCTCCTACGCGCACTGCCCGCATGCACTCGCATGAGCAAGTGCGCTATCTGAAAGAACGCTGTGTGCAGCGACCATCGCTGCCTCACACTAACATTGTACCTAGCGGCACTCACCTTGTCAAGGCCGCCTTGCGAGTGGCGTTTGCCGCTCACACTTATATTGTTGCACATCCAAACGCGGTTGTCAAGGCCAGATCGCATTTTGAGCAGCAATAGGCAGATACATCTCGCGCTCGCGTGTGAAGACTCGCGTGCCTGTCTTCGCGCGCACCCGACCATGGGGGGAGCAAATTCGCGCCGCTTGGGGAGAGCCTCCTCTCTTGTGCTGCAATTTCAAATCATGCTCCTTACATTTACAAGCTATTATATCAGAAAATTATTCAAATGTCAAGTTAGCATTCAATTTTTAGCTATGGTTAGATATTGTAACTTTCAAAATACATTTTTGCACAAACTACGTTATTTAAGCTAAAATCCCTTGACAAACTGACTGTAATCTGATACAATAGTAAACAGAATACAGGCTTGTTGAGCGACATGCGCGCTCACAAGCAGCTCTTCAAGCTGCAACAAAGGAGTAATTAATGTCTGAGGACAAATACAAATACGACCGTAGGTTCGTTCCAAAGCGAGTCTACGAAATCAAGTCCCTCTGGGCCAACCATGAGCAAATGCTTCGCATGGTGGCTCTTGGACACTCCAACGAACATGTCGCTGCGACATGCGGAGTGACAGCACAAACTGTATCTAACGTCCGCAATTCACCTATTGCTCAAGCAAAATTGCGGCAATTTCGCCAGGAACTCGATGCCGAGGCAATAGACATTGGTGCTAGAATCACTGAATTCGCACCGCAAGCGCTGAGACTTCTGGAGGAAGTCATCTCTGGCGAAATTGAAGCACCCATTGCCATTCGTGCAAAGTACGCTTCAGTACATCTAGGTCGCGCCGGCTTTGGTGAGGTGCACAAAGTAGCCTCTATCAACACCCATCTCTCACGCGACGACATTGAGGCAATCAAGATGCGTGCACTTAATGCGGCATCTGACGCCGGACTCCTCGCAAGCGAGGAATAATAACTTGTAAATGTTAGCTCGGTCGAGGGCGACCGACGGGCCCGCAAGTAACGATAAATCGCTATGGTTAAACTTTAACCACAACACGGAAACTCTGTATGCCACTAGCGACACTTACACCTGACTTAGCAGACATCCTGGCACTCTGCTACCAAAACATCGGCGTGTTCTGCAAGACGTTGCTTCCAGAAGCATTCAACACGCCCTGGTCGACGCTTCACGCGTCAATCCTCGATGCTATAGACTCACCTCATCAGCGTATATGCATAGCTGCACCGCGAGGCTTAGGCAAAACTTCACTGGCCCGTGCGTTAGTAGAAAAGTCAATCCTATTCCGTGAATACGAATTCGTCACGTACATCTCCAACAGCGAGACAATCGCTACTATGCAAACGGAGAACATAAAACGTGAGCTTCTTACTAATCGAGAAATTCGACGGATATTTGGTAACGTACAAATTAACGCAGATGATCCCGAGCTGGATGAGTCCTTCAGCAAACAGTCCTGGGTGGCGTTTGGAAGTACACTCGTCATGCCCCGCGGCGCTGGTCAGCAAGTTCGGGGACTATTATATAAGAACTATCGCCCTCAACTAATAATAGTAGACGACCTTGAAAAGAAAGAGGAGTTAGAGAACTCCGAGAATCGCCGTAAACTCAAAGAGTGGTTCAACTCCGACTTACTCAAGTGTGTAGATCGCTATAGCGACAAGTGGCGTGTTATCTACATAGACACTCTCAAACATTACGACTCGCTTCTTCAAGAACTCCTAACCAGTGATGAATGGCACTCAATGCGCCTGGATCTATGCAATGATTCTTACGAATCACTGGCACCACACTTAATCTCTACCGATGAACTCCGCCGCGAAGTAGAATCGCACCGCAACAAAGGACTACTCGACGTATTCTACATGGAATATCGTAACTTACCTATCTCAAAAGAAGACGCAACATTCCGTCAAGAATACTTCAAGTACTACGAAGAACGCGAGCTAGATTCTGCGAATCTCGAGAATGTAATCATAGTTGATCCTGCCAAAACTGCTAATATGCACTCAGCAGACAGTGCAATCGTTGGCATTGGCATTGACTACAGCCACAACGCTATATACGTCAGAGACGTAGTCAGCGGCAAGTTCTTCCCTAACGACTTGTACGATGAAATGTTTGCTATGCGTCGCCGCCTTAACGCACACGTAGTGGGCATAGAGGTAACAGGACTTGAGGAATTTATTAAGCAACCTATCACTAACGAAATGCTACGACGCGGTCCCGCTGACTCTTTTGAAGCTGTATGGCTTAAGGCTAGAGGTGGAGCTCCTGATGGCGAGAAAGGTAAGATTAAGCGCATTGGTGCGCTTTCGCCTTATTACAGACAGGGCTGGATCTACCACAACAAAACTAATTGCAGTAAGCTCGAAGCACAATTACTGTCATTTCCACGTAGCGGTCTCGTGGACGTTGCCGATGCGACAGCCTACGTCATTGAGCTACTTGAATTAGGCGGCAGGTACTTCACCACTCCTGATGCTGACGCATCACAAGATGCCGACGAGTTCGCATCACTCGAATACGATCCACCTCTAGACGACGACTGGAGGCTCGTGTAATGCCGTACCAACTGACGAACCCAGATTCGCTCATTAACATGGGTGATACTGAAAAGTACGACTACAAGTACGATTATCCTGAAGACATGAACCTAAAGCCAGGTGGCGAGCTTCATCAACGTTTGCTTTCACGCTTACTTCGCTACGGTTGGGAATCAGCTAAAGTGCAATCAGCTCGCAGACCTGCGTGGGATGCAACTAACGAAACACTCACCGCGTACATTTCACTCAGTGACAAAGAACGCTTAATCAAGCGCAAGGACCCCCGCAAGCCAGTCAGCATCGTATTTCCATACTCTTATGCAATCCTGGAAACTTTAGTCTCGTATCTCGTCGCAGCATTCTTTCCTAATCCAATGTTTCGTTACGAAGGCGCGTCACCAGAAGATGTCGCCGGCGCAATACTTATGGAAAAAGTAATAGACCTTCAGTGCACGCGCAACAAGGTAGCACTTTCACTGCACACAATGTTCCGTGATGCTTGTGCCTATGGCTTCGGCGCCGTGTCACCCTATTGGCTCACTCGCTATGGCAAAAAACAGTCTCGCTCGCCACGAGGCTTTTATGACGGTGATGGTGAGTTCACTCAAACAGGATTCGCTCGCACCTTGCGCGAGAATGCTATTCTCTTTGAGGGAAACGCTATCACCAATATAGATCCGTACAACTATCTACCAGACCCTAATTACTCCATTCACGACGTACAGAAAGGTGAGTACGTAGGCTGGCTAGATCGCTCAAACTACATGGATCTGCTCAGTGAGGAACAGGATGATCCTACACTCTTCAATGTTCGTTATCTACGTCATACTCCTAATAAAGCTAGCGGTATTCTCGGTACTGACACGCGCACTTCTCGCACTCGCGCACTTCGTGGTGACGCTACTTCATTCGACCGGAACATTTCTCAGCCAGTTGATCAGTTTCATGTTTACGTCAAACTTATTCCGAGTATGTGGAAACTTGGTAAATCAGATATACCTGAGAAGTGGCTATTCACTGTCGCAAATGACGCTATTATCATACGTGCTAATCCTCTTGATCTTGATCACGATATGTTTCCAGTTGGGATTTGTGCTCCAGATTTCGACGGCTATTCACCCGTAGCATACAGCCGCCTCGAAATACTTAGCGGCATGCAAACAGTAATCGACTGGCTCTTCAACTCGCACGTGGCAAATGTCCGTAAAGCTATCAACGACATGCTCATTGTCGATCCATACCTACTTAACATAGAAGACTTGCGTGATCCCGAACCAGGTGGACTCATACGCTTACGTCGTCCTGCCTGGGGTCGTGGTGTTGAGAATGCAGTTAAGCAACTAGCAGTAACTGACATCACTCGCACCAACCTTCAGGACGTGGCCTTCATAGTAGAATACATGCAGACTATGACTGGCACTGACAACGCAGTAATGGGCAATCTCCGTAAAGGTGGTCCTGAGCGTTTAAGCGCACGTGAGTTTCAAGGTACTGCGCAAGGTGCAGTAAACCGTCTTGAGCGCATAGCCAAAATAGTAGGTCTGCAGGCTATGCAGGACATCGGGTACATGTTCGCCTACCACGCGCAACAGTTCATGTCACAGGAAGTGTATGTTAAATCCGTCGGTGAATGGCCAGCATCAATTCAACGCCAGTTCAACATTACTGACCAGCGAGTGCTCGTCAGTCCTATGGACATCCTAGTAGACTACGACTTGATTGTACGCGACGGCTCCATCCCGGGCGGCAATTTCAGTGACATCTGGACTCAGCTGTTTCAGATAATAGGTAGCAACGAACAACTCATGCAATCATTCGATGTGGTCAACATCTTCAAGTACATAGCTACATCGCTTGGTGCTAAGAATGTTGACGCATTCGAGAGGCAGCAGCCAGCAGCACAAGTAGCAGCTGCGCCTGATGAGCAGGTCATGAATCAAGTGGCGAACGGTGAGCTGGTTTCATTGCTTGAACAGGGATGACTATGGTTAAAGTTTAACCGTAAGATTGGCGAGCAGCAACGCGCGAAGCCCTTATGGGACCGATGCTTCTCGCGCCCGATGCATTTTCCCGCAGGAGGCGAATTTCTCCCTTCACGAAAGGGCACGCAGTCACCCAAAGGGGCGGAACGAAGTGGAGCACGCGAAGCGTTGACTGCACTAGTGCCCTGTAGTGATATAATCTCTAGCCTCCTGCAGGGATAAATGCAACGAAGGTGCACAGTATGGCTGAACAAAACTTTCATGCAACACTTAGTGAATTTCACGCACTTATTGAGAGCGTAGCCTGGCGTGATATGCGTAGCGAAGTTGATACCTGGCTTCAGGAGATACGTAATAAACTAGAAGTTGAAGACGACATAGGTGAAATTAAACGCTTTCAGGGCATCGCTGAAGCATGTAGACACTTTATAAATCTACCTCAAAGCATTTGCGATGCAATCGAGGAGAATGTAAATGGCAGAGAATTTTGACTTATTAGATTTCGGACCTGGTTCTAGCGAACCAAATGAGCCTGAACCTGAGCCTGAGCCGGCGATCCAAAGTGATGAACCAGTTTCTACTGAATCTTCGCCTGAACCTGAAGAAGGCGATCACGAGTCTGCATTACTTGCTCGGCTTGAAGAAGAGACTGGTCGTCGCCTGCAATTGGAAAGGGAGCTGCCACCCGAACCTGATGCAGCTGGCGATCAGCCCGCTGATCCAGATTTCTTGGAAGGGCTCGATATTGATGAAGTACTTAGTTCTAGCGAGAATCTTAATCGACTTTTACTTGCTGTATACAATCGTGGTGTTGGCGAAGCGATGCGTAGAGCTTCAGACAACGTGCTTGGCTCTGTGCAAGACCTTGTATCACGATACGTTCGCGAGCAGCTCACAATGAGTGAAATGGTAAAGGAGTTCTATGACGCTAATCCAGACCTGCGGCAATTCCGTCGCACTGTAGCTGCATATGCAAAGGATATATCTAAGGAGAATCCTGAACTCAAGCCACAGGAGGTATTCGCAAAAACTGCCACTCACGTTCGCACCGCGCTGAAACTTAAGAAACTAGATTCTCCCGCGCCGAAGCAAACTAATAGAAGCTTCGCACCACAGCGTGGTCGCAAAGTAGAAGTTGAGCCTGAACTAACGGGCTTAGAGAAAGAGATCATGGATTTAGTGGAGTTATAACTATGGAAATCACCTATTTGAGCACCTATGATAGACACTGTTTAGACAAGCTAATTGGTACATCAACTGAAGATCGTTTGCGTGCAGAGGGGCACGTATTCACTCTTACGGATGGAACTGAATACGAACGTGAGGGTAAGATATTATTCTTGCTTGCGGCTGATGCGCCTACTGATGGAGTGAATCCTTAATTAACTTTCTGGAGTAAGTGCTGGGCTTCAGAGCCAACTACAGAAAGGTATTATCATGGCTTTCATGGGAATGCGTGGTACTGGTGACTGGGCAACTGACGAGCGTCCAAAGAACTGGCGGCAAGGAATACTTTACCTTTACCCGAACGGAATGGCGCCACTTACGGGCTTATTGAGTAAGATGGGAGAAGAAGTAGTTACTGACCCTGAATTTGCGTGGTGGACAAAGAACCTCGCGACTCAAGGCGGAACTATCACTGACATTTATACTGACTCAGGAATGACAGCTGCACTCGCTGCCGGCGGTACTGCAGCTGGCGTCACACTCTACGTGAAGGTAGCTCAGGCGCTTGCCACTGAATTTCGTGTCGGCCATCAGGTTCTATTGCGGGTATCTACCAACCTTAACGTAGACGTAAACGCTAAAGTAGTTGGCGTAACTCTCGCCGGTGCTGATTCTAAGATAGATGTTAAACTCTTAGAGGCTGACGATAATGGTGGAGCAACAAACCTGTCTACTGCAGATACCATTCTTATTATCGGTAACATTAACTCTGAAGGTGCGCCAATTCCTAATGCTGTTGCCTATGATCCTGTGAAGTGGTTCAACTACACTCAGATTTTCCGTACTCCTTTGGACATTACTCGTACCGCGCGTAAAACTACGCTGCGTACCGAGGACGCGTACAAAGAAGCAAAACGTGAATCTCTCGAACTTCACTCTATTGAGATGGAGAAAGCATTCTTCTGGGGCATTCGCACGGAGAACGTTGGCACTAACGGCAAGCCTGAACGCACTACTATGGGTGTCATTCAGGCAATCAAAACAGGTGCACCTAGCAACTCATTTACATACACCACCGATGCAAGTGTTCCGGCGAGTACTACTTGGCTTGAAGGTGGTGAAGAATGGCTAGATAGATCACTTGAAGTAATCTTCCGTTATGGCTCAAGTGATAAAATGGCCTTTGCTGGTAGTGGTGCGTTGCTTGGCATTAATCGCATTGCAAAAGCAGCTGGTCAGATTAACCTCACACCCACGGCTACTTCATACGGTCTCAAGGTTACGCAATGGATTACACCATTTGGTACACTTAACCTAATGACGCACCCATTGTTCAGTTACGATGCAACTACGCGTAATCTACTGGTTATACTAGAGCCACAAATGCTCAAGTACCGCTACATTGATGATACTACATTCATGAGTATGGACACGACTAAAGTATCACCATCGCACGAGCGGCTCGACGGTACTAAAGAAGAGTGGCTAACTGAGTGCGGTCTTGAGTATCATCACCCAACGAAGTTTGGTTTGCTGAATGATGTAGGTAAAGATAAGCCGTAATGGTTAAAATCTAACCATAGGACCGTTATGACTCTTCTAGAAATACGCACCAAATTTATTGAGCTGAGTGGCCGCTACGATTTGATCACGGATACCGAATCGTACCAGGACTCTGGTGCGGATTTCTTTATACTTAGCGGCCAGCGGTGGCTAGACCGGACATTCGAAGTACTTAAGTCCACCGCAAACTATTATGCTACCCTTGCCGCCGGTAATTGGTACTTACTTATACCTGAGTGCAGAGTTATACGTGAGGTACGGGCAACTAACTTAAGTGGCGTAGTCGTGAAGCTCAAACCTCTCTCGCTTGAGCGTATGCATCGTACACAAGAGCCAGGTTGTCCGTACCTTTACGCGCCGTGTGCAATTCGCACTCAGCCTGAGATTGCGGGGCAATCCACGGTGCCGCCGAATACTATCGTTATGGAGGACAACTTTCCTTACAATGCTATAGTATTCAACACGGCCTTCAGTGAGCAGACGCAATTACAAGTTGTTGGTTACTTCTACCAGTCGCCGCTGGTAAATGACACTGACTACAACTTCTGGAGCACACAGCATCCCTGGGTGCTGGTGCTCGCGGCTATGCGTGCAATGGAAGTAGCTCAGCGTAACCGTGATGGCGTGGCCGATTGGGAAACAGCTATACGTAGTGAAATGCTTGGACTAGAGTACGATTACGTCGAGCAATTATCACTTCCTATAAAGCAAATGGAGGGATAGAATGTGGCTATGGTTAAAGTTTGACCACAGCTGCGCCCAACGAGGCGCCCTTGTGGCTACGTCTCTGCTGCTTCCAGCCGCCCCAGGCATTTCTCCGTAGGAGGCATCTTGAGACAAATCGCGACTTGCGAGCTGTCAAGGGGTCCCCAGCGAAGCGTCCCTTGACAGTGAAGCAATTAAGCGATTAGGCTCTCTTGCCTCCGCAGGATAAATGACTGCTGGCGTTTACATGAGGAATAATTATAATGCCTTACAAAATACGTAAAAAGGATGGCGATAAGTATGAGGTTAGCTCACCAAGTGGTGTTCGTGCTAAGGGTACATCTAAGAAAAAGGCCAAGGCTCAGGTGCGTTTACTGAATGCTATAGAGCATGACGAAGACTTCGTTGCGCGCCGCAAAAAGCGTAATAAGATGAGCTGATATGGAAATCTTTACAAGAGACGACTTCAATAAATGGGCAGAACGTAATCACGATTATGAATTTGCTCATGAAATGGCGTGTTTATTAGTCTACAAGTCGGTAGAAGAGATGTTGCGAATTTTACCAGGCGTCATTCGCAACTTAGTGAAGAGTACTATTATGCTACGTGACTTAACCGATCGCTTCTATGAGCAGAATAAGGATCTCGTCGCGCACAAGGATGTAGTTGCACGGGTTATTGAGGGCCTCGAATTGAAAGCTCCTGGAATTGACCTAGAGCAATTGCTTAAAGAAGCCGCGCCGCTCGCACGCAAGCAGATAAGGATGCGTAAATAATGCGTGAATATACAGTAACCTACAAAGAAGGCCTGGCGAAAGGACTTCGCCCTAACGAGCGTAATCCACGCAATTCACAATTCCTTGCGGCGTTGCGCGGTGCGATTCCTTACGACGATGTAATTAGCACGCTTCGTGCTCTGCCTGATCCTATCAGCGTTCTCAATGCTCAGTGGCCATTCCCGCAGCTATTTCACCTACGCCGCATGACTCTCGTGTGTGATCGCACAGCAATATACGAGTATAAGGCCGGCGTACTCGATTTGCTGTGCAATACTGTTGCAGGTGACACGTGGAGTCATGCGGATTTTGGTGAGTATATAGTTCTCTCTAATGGTGCAGCCATTATTGTGCGCGATCCGCAAACAGGAATATTTGCTGAGTACCTTGATTGCAAGATACCTCCGTGCTTGTGTGTATGCGAGATCAACTCTCAGTTGATCGTTGGAGGTATTCTATGACAACCGTAACCTCACCTTCTGGCCGCAAGTCTGGATGGACAATGCTGTACAATGGTAACTGTCCAGGACCAGGAGAATTACCATTTCGCTTTGTAGACATCAGTGCTGGTCTTGATACGCATATGGCAATAGACAATCGTGGCCGCTTATACACATGGGGAAGTTCTAGCTGGCAATATGGCGGACAGACTCCGGTGCTTATAGATAGCGGTCCCAATTACTTTAGGCATGAGGCAACGTACCGTCATAGTGATGGTTATCAAGCAATGGTATACCCTTATCAGGTAGGTACTAAAAATAACTGGATGAAATGCGACCATCTTGAGTATATTTATGTAGCACTCGATGCTGACGGATATTTATACGCTTGGGGAGAAGACGATACTTTTGGGCGTGGTGGGTGGGCACTTGCATCGCAGTACAGTGGTTCAGGCAGGCCTCCAAGTAATCCGTTTATTCCTGGCGGTGAGCAGGCAATCGTGCCGCAGCTTATAAATAACGTAGTATGGAAGGACTTTGCAGCAGGTCAATATCACATGCTTGGTTTGAAAGCTGATGGTACACTGTGGATTTGGGGTAAGAATCTAGATGCGCTGACATATGGTGATGCTGGATATGCAGAAGATTATGTATCTAGAACACCAATACAGGTGACTTGGGTACCTGGACCAATAAAGTTAATTAGTGCACACTATAGTGTAAATGCCGTGGTGACCGAGAGTAACCAAATTTACACATGGGGTAACTGGTGGAATTCGCACTATCCAGAAGCCGTACCAACACTGCGGCCACTTAGCTTGCCAGCTGGTGTCTCTATTACGGATATTAAGTGCTCACCATCTGGTATTGTAGTGTTGCTATCTAATGGTCAGTTGTACGCACAGGGAGATAGAATAGGATTTGCCTCACCCCCTACAGCTGACTCAGCTAATTTTGTGCTGTGTCCTGTTAGCAGAATCTTTGTGCATATTGATGTTAGTGAAACAGGTGCTGCTGCAGTAGATAATGCGGGCAATATTTGGGCCTGGGGAAATCAAGCATATCTGATATCTAATTCGACTGGCAATGATATAAGAGATCCTACAATTCCTGTTATAACCGCTGCTCAAAATGAGGGTGATGGAAACTGGATTAAAGTAGGAATAAACAACTGGAGTCATATGGCACTCGATAATCAAGGAAGGATGTTTACGTGGGGCAGCAACGTGTACGGATTGCTCGGTATAGGTGAGTTTCAAAGTGCTCCAACTGTTGATTCTTATTTTCCTGTAGAATGTTCACCATTCGCAACACTGGACGATGGAACACCAGCAATACCAGGAGTACTTACTCATGCTTAGTATTTATCCTCCACTGCCACAACTTCGTGCTCACGATCCTTGCGGCCATTGGCATAAGGGTGGGGGTAATACTGCTCGACTCGAAGAATCATTTGCTGCTAATTGCTGGGAGCCAACTATTGCTACAGATGGCACGCGTGCATTGTACGTGATATGCGGCAGGCATCGACCTAACGAAATCTATATGCTTAATTATCAGATACCACAAAACACCTGGGGAACATTACTGTTCCAAGATGACGTACTTCATTCTAACTGGGATGGTGGAGCTGCACTTGCAGGCAATGTATCAGCCTTTCACAATTACGCGTACGATATTTCCGGTGAACAATTCCAGGAAATCACCTCGAATCCACGCATGCGCACGTATGTAAACTCAAATATTAAGGATTGGCCCAGCACTATTGAATTGCACGGTCGCAATAAGATTGCGGTAACTGCTAGCGGTATCGTCTCATGTATTATACGCACTGCCACCGCATGGCAATTGCAGCGCTCAACTGACTACGGTGTTAACTATTCGTTAGCATTCACACTCACGCCCCCCGTTACGGACGCGGCGGTAGTAATAAATCCAACTGACAGTATTACGTACGTAGCGATTCTCGATGGTCCAGCTAATCAATTACGTGTTTATGCAGGGCCTACCTACACACTCAAATCAACAACGGCTCTTGTAGGTAATCCTACAGGTCTTCGATTTCACGTAGACACTGGACGCTTCTTTGTGGCTGCGGGCTCGCAGTTCTATTACAGTACGAATGATTGTACTAGCTTCACGGCGCGCGTGCTTCAAGAGCCAAGTGTTATATTTGCTGCAACTGACACGCTCTTCTACAATCTTGCAGAATTAACGGATTATCGCACGGATAACTATGAGAATGCGACAATAGTGTGGAATGAAATAACTCAATTTGGTACTTCTCTTGATCGCGCGACACTTCACAACGCCGGCCAGATAGCTGTGTACTCACAAGCTAAACTTCGGGTCGATGGCTCAGAAGGTAATATTGTTTCTATTCTGCTATCACGTAATTTAGGCGAGCGTTGGATTGAGATTCAAACACCACTTGACTATTACGAAACATTTGAAGAAACACTAAATCTCGGGGATGACCCCCGCTGGCCATTTACTTCTCAAGGAGCTAAGCTATAATATGGCGACACTTCCATCTAATAACTGTAAGTATTTATTGATGACTGCGGGGATCGACTTTGGTGCAGACGTGTTCAAGATAATACTCATGAAAGCCGGTTATGTTTTCAACCGTGCAACACATAACACGTATGCTGATGTGACTGCAGACGAACTAACAACAGGTAGTGGTTATACAGCTGGTGGTCAAACGCTTGCAGGCGGCACGGTGACTCGCGACGATGGTGCTAACGTAACAGTCGCTACTTGGAATAATCCTAGCTGGCTTGCAACCGGCGGCGATATTACTGCTCAAGGTGCTATAATCTTGGACGACACTTTAGCAAGCAAGCCAACGGTAGGATTTATTGACTTCGGTGCCGCACTCGTTACATATGACAGCGGTACGTTTACTATAGCTAATCCACTGGTAGAACTATGAGCGTAGCTGATCCAGCACTAAATGTTACTTTCGAATGCTTGTATCAAGATGGCGCTATAAGGCTCGAGCCACGCCTTGACGGACACTCGCTTTCTGCAACAATTCCAGTAGAACTGACACGTATTGTTCTATCACTGCGTATTGGCAGCTATATACCTCAAGGCGCTGTCGCACGCGGCAATGTAATCAGCCTTAATTTAGTGTTGCGCGCCGAAGCATTAATTGAATCTTCTCGTAGAAACTGGGTTGGTTGGAGTAAGATAGGTGAAGCGAGCTTTGTTCTAGATACTGTTAACGATGCCGGATACAGGCCAATGAATTGGCGTGGTGATGTACTTGCCATTAAACAACTAGGCCGCGGCGCCGTGATTTATGGCAGTAATGGCATTACACTTATGTCGCCGGTCTCAAGTCCAGCACCAACATTCTCTTTTCGTGATCTAGCATATACAGGATTACTATCTAAAGACGCCGTGTGTGGAACAGAATTCATTCATTACTTTATTGATGCAAAGTACCAATTATGGAAACTAACGCCTGAGGGTGCAACGTACCTGGACTTCAGCGAGCATCTTAAAGTACTTATTAATCCAGTGCTGTTCTATGACGAGTATATAAAGCACGTACTTATCAGCGACAGTGAGCACGGGTTCACACTGGCAGAGGACCGTATGGGTGACGGTTACTCTAAGCTGAGCGGGTACGTGTACGAGAGTGGTTCACTACTCGTTAGCTCCCCGCAGCTAATTGAGTATGAGCCACTCTCACTTACCACGGATATTCTTGACTTCGGTCGGCGTTCGCAAAAAACATTAACTAACATTCAGGTAGGCACTGATGTTCCAGAGTGGCTAGAAATAGCCTATGATTACCGCTATGATCTAAAGCAGCCATTCAGATCTACTCGTTGGGTACGTCTTAACATTGAAGGAATTGCTTATCTTGCATGTGCAGGCATTGACTTTCGCATCAAAGTGCGTGCTCGTAGAGTTGCTAGACTCGACGTCGACTACATTAATATCAGTTTCAAGACTACGGATCAGCGCTTTAGCAGGAGTGCCTACGTAGGCAATCTTGCTATCAGCGCTTTTGCTGGGAGCGTAAGTCATGATTCTACAACTTCAACCAGACCAGGTGAGCGAGTACTGGGCCAAGATTAAGCCGGCGGCAATCGCTGCCATGGAATTAGATCCACTCGACCCGAATACGAGTGAGTACAGTAATAACTTGTTTATATCGCTGCTTAATAGCACGCATCAAGCCTGGCTCATTATGGATGACGAGCGGGAACTGTACGCAATGGGAATCACGTGCATAGTAGAGGACAACCTAACTGACGTGCGATCACTGCATGTGGACGCATTCTACAGCTTCCAGACAATGACGGATGAGCTGGCGCGTGATGCAACAGCTAGCATGCGAGAGTATGCATGTACTGTACGGTGCGAGCGGATACATGCACTGACAGGCAATCCGCGTGCAGCACGCTTGCTAGAGCTGGTTGGATTCAAAGCTGGCAAGATGGAGTATTTGCTTTCTTGTGGTTAAGAATTAACCAAAGCACCGATGTGAGCAACGCGAACCCGCTTGCCACAACCGTGCTACAGGCCGCCCCAAGATTTTTCCCGGCAGGGGCGCCTTTGTCTTTTGCAAGCGAGCAGGTTGTCAAGGAAGCCTCCGCCCGAAGGGCATCCTTGACAAGCAGCGCAGTGCAGCATCATAATCCCTAGCCCCTGCAGGGACAAATCTTGCGAGGACTGATAGGAGTAAATTATGGGTGGTGGTGGTACTCAAACTATACGTTATGCGCCTCACATTGAGCAAGCTCATAAGCGTATTCTCGACGAATCAGGTGGCGTAGTTCCGCAGCGTGGAGTATTTCGCGTACTTAACGACTTGTTCGATAAGTCTCCATATAAAGAGTACGAAACGTACGATATCGACGATGCTTTTTTTGGACGCGTACCTGGTAATGATACTACAACATATGAAGTACGAAACTTTCCTTCTTTGTACGATATGTTTGGTAAGTTCATGGCTGGACTTGATGTACACACGCTCTGGGGTGACGTGTATGAAGACGTTATTCATGGTCCTGAAATTGCAGCTGCAGTCACAGCTCAGAGTGAGCTGGTGCAAAATGAGATTAATACAAAGGTTTTACCTTCGTTCCTGGCAGGTATGAGGGATATTAACGCGGTGCAAAGCACCACTTTCGTCATTGGCAAGGCAATTATTGCCGACGGCTACACGCGTTCAATCAACGAATTCCAGACACGCCTGCGATTAAGCGCGGTTGAATTGAGCGGTCAATTGTGGCGAAGTCATCTCGATTGGGATAAGGCTGTTATTGGTACGTACATGGAAATGACTAAACTTTATTATGCCACTCGTTTGGACGTTGATAATAGGCAGATGGAATATCTAGCTAAAGATCGCCTCTGGAATATGGACTTATTTGATGAACCTCGTGCGATGTTAGGTGCGCTTAATGGTGCCGCAGCAGCAAACCAAAAGAATCGTCCGTCACAAGCAATGAGTGCAATAAGTGGCGCACTTAGTGGTGCTGCTGCTGGTAGTGCAATTGCTCCTGGATATGGTACTGCTATCGGTGCAGTTCTTGGACTTGGTGCGAGCTTCATTTAGTAAAGGATTTACTATGCAAATCAGCGTACAACCAATGCCCTTATCACCAGAGGTGATTGATGATCGTGTAGCTGTGCTGCTCGATGCTGGCGCTAATATCACTCTTAATTATGATGACGCTGCAAACGTTCTTACTATATCGAGTCCTGGTACATTAACCGGTGAATGGATCTTCCGCAACCTCGTTGCGATGGCTGATCCTGGTAGTGGTAACTTTTGTATGAATGCTACAACTTTTGCGTCAATCACTGCGCTTGCATTCTCGACTACTACAGATGGTGGATTAGATGCAGCTAATGTACTTGGCGCAATTCAAGCTGGTGATGGTTTGTATCTTCAATCGAAAAGCGATTCTACAATCTGGGCACGATATACTATTGATTCTGTGACTAACAATACAAGCTGGTATCAACTAGGTGTAACATTCGTTACAAGTAGTGCTGGAATGATAAGTAATGCTTCACCTGCTATTGTGCAGTTCCAAGGTGCTGGGTCTGGCGGTGGCGGTGGAGGCTACACAGATGAGCAAGCACAAGACGCCGTAGGCAATATCCTGCAGGATTCAGCAACTATTGATTTCGTGTACAATGATGCTACTCCTTATGTAACGGGCCTAGTTAAGGACAATAGCATCACCGAGCCAATGCTTAACTTAAGTGATGTCACTACACAAAATGTAAGTATTACTAAACACGGATTCGTACCTAAAGCACCAAATAGTGCCGCACAATATCTCGACGGAACTGGAGCGTGGAGTACCCCAGCCGGAGGAACCAGTTATACCGATGAGCAGGCACAAGATGCAGTAGGAAATATTCTGGTAGATAGTGCAACGGTAAACTTTACGTATAATGATACAACTCCTTCAATTACTGCTGATGTTATATTTCCTACACTTACACCAATTGGTGCAGAGTATATTACAAGCACAGCTAATGCAACCCTCACTGCAGAACGCGTTCTTACTAATACTGGTACTGTAACGTGGGATTTTGCTACAGTAGGGCAAGCAAAAGCGAATGCTATTATTCCTACTAGCGCGCCTGTAGATGCGGAGTACGTCACTAGTATTGCTAATACTACTCTTAGTGCTGAGAGAGTACTCACTGATACTGCTACTGTTACATGGGATAGAACTACTGCTGGACAAATTAAAGCTAATGCCTCGGTGCCCCCTGGCTACACGGACGAACAGGCGCAGGATGCTGTAGGGACCATACTCACGGATAGTGCCACGATAGATTTCACGTACGACGATGCTACGCCGTCGATTACCGCAAGTTTGCTTAGCAACTCGGTGACTGAAACACATATTCAGTTAAGCGATCTTACTGCGGACAATGCGAGCATCACGCAGCACGGCTTTCTGCCTAAACTTTCTGGTACTAGTACACAGTATTTAGATGGCACGGGTGCATGGACGACGCCGCCTGAGTTTGGTTCTCCATTCTTATTGATGGGAGCATAATATGCCCAGCGCCTACAAACAGCTTTTTGCAAGTGCTCCCGCAGCAACAACGCTGACTGATGCGTACACCGTTGCTGCTGCAACGCAAGTAATAGTATCGAGTATCAGCGTGTGCAACCGCAGTGCGACGCCAACAACATTCAGGCTTGCACATTCTCCTGCTGGTGTTGCCGATGCGAATAGCCACTACATTTATTACGACGCACCACTCGCAGCCAACAGTACGGTGATTATTACTGGCGGCATTACGCTGGCTGCAACAGATAAGATCCGTGTGTATGCTGGCGCGGCGACTGTAACGTTTATTGGGTGGGGAGAGGAACGGACATGAGTGTGGCAACATATCCGCCTGCAGATACAAGTCTCACGATTCCGCTAGCTATTAGTAACGGAGGAACTGGTGCTACAACTGCGGCTAATGCGCGCACCAATCTTGAGCTTGGCACCATGGCCACGCAGAACGCCAACGCCGTGGCGATTACGGGCGGAAGCGTCGCGCTTGGCGGTGCAACTAGTGGCTTGGCACAGTTGGTGCTTAGTAGTAACCAGGGCAACTCAGATAATCCTTTG